CTATAAGAGATAGTCAAGCGTCTTCTGTAGGATTTGAACCTACGACTTCTTGGTTCGTAGCCAAGCACTCTAGTCCACTGAGTTAAGAAGACATGGCACGGGATGTAGGAATCGAACCCACATCAAGAGGTTTGGAATCTCTTGTCTTACCATTAGACCAATCCCGCATATGTTTGGATATAAAATCCAATGCCCGATACAGGACTCGAACCTGTAAAACCTTGCTTCTAAGGCAAGTATGTATACCAATTCCATCAATCGGGCAGGCTCCCAAGGAAGGGGTCGAACCTCCAAACAACTCGTTCAAAGCGAGGTGACTTTACCAATTTGTCTACTTGGGAATAAGTTAATCCCGTGGAAATCAACGGGATTAAAAGTCTAGGGTGGGATTCGAACCCACGATAAGAAGTTTTGCAGACTTCCGCATTCGACCACTCTGCCACCTAGACATATTGAACTACCGAGGATTACTCGGTAGTTGAGAGCCCAATATCAGATTTGAACTGATGACCTATTGTTTACTAGACAATTGCTCTGGCCACTGAGCTAATCGGGCGGGGTGCCATACGAGATTTGAACTCGTCTACCCTGTTTCACAAACAGGTTCCTTAACCACTAGGATAATGGCACATGACAGTAGGTGGAATCAAACCACCGACGAGAAGGGTATGAATCTTCTGTTCTATCACTGAACTATACTGCCGAAAGACCGTTTACCCGCGACGGTCAAGGAAAGTATCCAAACCTCTAATATAAGAGGAAATATCGGCGCTATGTTTATAGGATGTTTCCAACGGAGAATAGAGGATTCGAACCTCTGGTGGTTTTATCCACACAAACTTTCCAAGTTTGCACCATAATCCTCTCGGACAATTCTCCAGGTTTGAGAGAAGGTGGAATCGAACCACCATTGCCAAAGGACGGAATCGAACCGTCTCTAACACCGTCGTGCCCATCAACCAAGATGCTCTCTCAACGGAAGTGACTGGATTTGAACCAGTGGTGCCAATTACTTGACACGGAATCTTAGCAGGATTCTGCAATAAACCGGACTCTGCCACACTTCCAATGTTGTCTTGAAGCAACCCATAAGGGTTTTATGTTGCCCAAAGGCAACAATTGGAATGGTGAGATTTGAACTCACGACATCTGTCTTATCAGGACAGCACTCTAACCAACTGAGCTACATTCCATCAGGCAAGTTTATGGAAACTTGCAACCTCCAACCCGTTTTTAGAGAGGTGTGTTGCTTCCGCCCTCTTATGGGAACACACAGAATCGAACTGTGACCTCATGTTCTTCAGACATACGTGCCGACCAACCTACACCATGTTCCCATAAGTTTGGAGATAAATCTCCGATCCGAATGCTCAGATTTGAACTGAGATTATTCCTGCTCCCAAAGCAGGTGCCATGACCAAGTTAGGCGACATTCGGTTTTAAATTAGACACTATATATAATATGTATAGTAATATTTATGAGTTCAAATGTCTAGAAAAAGAACTAGTATAATATGGACAACTTCTCACGAAGAATTACAAAGAATATTAGATACATCAAATACTATAAGTGAAATACTTACAAGATTTAATTTACATCCTTTAGCTGGTAACAGAAAATCATTAAAATTAAGACTAAAACAAGAAAATTTTAATTTAAATATTTTTAATGAAAATCACAAAAGTTATATGAAAAATGTGAGGAATAATCTATGCAAATCTAATTCCAAAAATATAGAAGAAATATTAGTTGAAAATTCTTCATTCTCTTCTTCTGAAGTAAAAAAGAAACTACTAAAGTTTAATCTATTGGAATATAGATGTTCTTTATGCAGTTTAGAGGATATTTGGAATGGAAAGAAAATTTCTTTACAATTAGATCATATTAATGGAATTAATAATGATAATCGTTTAGAAAATTTAAGATTATTATGCCCCAACTGTCACTCACAAACAGAAACATTTTCAGGAAAACATAGAAAGATTATAAAAAAATGTAGAGATTGTGAAAACCAAATAGGAACAAAATCCATAAGATGTTTATCATGTGCATCTAAAAATAGACAAAAAAACGATTTATGTCTTTCATATAAAAAAAAATTTGAAATCACAAAAGAAGAACTCATAAATCTTATAAATCAATATCCTATGACTAAAGTTGGAGAAATCTTAGGCGTTAGTGATAACGCTGTAAGAAAACGTTGCATAACATTAGGAATTGATTATAAGTCCCTCAAGAAGAGGAAAACCGTAGAAGGGAGTTGAACCCTCAAAATATCCTTTTTGAAAGAAAGGTGACTTTAACCAGTTTGTCTACTACGGCAAATGCTGACGGCATTCTGGATTATCAGCTCCAGCGCAAATCAGCAACGACTCTAACGAGATTCGAACTCGTGATTCTTCTTAGACAGAGAAGTATGATAACCACTTCATTATAGAGTCAGGTGGGTAGGGTTGGATTCGAACCAACGATGGACAGAACCAAGAGATTTACAGTCTCCCTCCTTCAACCACTCGGACACCTACCCAAATAGATAAGTTTAATGACTTTCTAGGTCTATGGGGCGAGTGAGACTCGAACTCACGGTGTTTGTATCTCTGGTTAAAAGCCAGGTCCGTTCGCCGCTACGGGAACCACCCCAGAAAGGTTTAAATTGTCAAGTTTCTTTGAGGACTGCTTCCCTCACCACCCAATCAATATACCAGAGTTTGGACCCTGGCGGAAAATCATACGACCAGTTGCTCAACTGGCACAAGGCATAAAAAAAGAGGGGGAATCTTTTGGATTCTCCCTCTTAATTGCTGATTATGATTTGTCTTTTAACTTTGACTTACCATATTCGCAACCAAGAGGGTTTCTCCAATAAACCAGCGGTTCATCGGATAATCACTCTTAGGTTGTGAATGGAGGTTAGTCATTGTTTGAATGTTGTGTATATTATATATAACAGTTTTTTAGAGTTTTGTCAAATTATCAGAATTAAAGATAATTTATACAGATGTAGAGATAGCTACCAGAGTTCCGTCTTTTTTGAGGTCAGAGATTAGTTTACCAACACTATCAGCAACTTTAATCTGGTCTTGAACTGAAACTAGGTCATCACACTTAAAGACATAAAACTTATCCGGTTTATAAGTATATGCCACCCCGACTTCATTATCTTCAGAGTTGAAAGAAATCTTTGCGATTGCAGAAGAATTTGAAATTTCCAGAACTTCCATTACGAGAGAGAGATTTGTCTGATTACCTAGTAATCATAACACGGATTGGAGTGCTTGGGAAGCGTCTTGTGTCAGTTTGGGAAGTGGTCTTACTAAGAGTTTTTTCTCGCACGAAGTTCTGCTCTTTTTCTACGAAACTCTGCTTCTCCGAAACTCAAACCCTTAGATGTTGCTGCTGCGTGTGCCTCATCACCTATCTTTTTAATTCTATCATTCTCAGTATCCATTCTTCTTTGACGAGATGTATCCAATTCTCTATTAGTTACAGGTCCAGTTGGTCTAGATTGAACATATCTCGTTACACGACCCTTTCCACTACTTACATTTTCAAAAATACTTTCCCTCCAATCTTCACTCATATTGACCATAATGACTTCTGCTTGTTCTTGTGTGTCAGCATAACCTTCATCTAAAAGATGGGAGAGAATGATGTCGTAGAGATCGGTTTCTTCGTTTGCTTTTTGTCTCCTTCTTTTCTCCCTTTCAATAACCCTCAACTGAAACTCCCTAGCACTTTTACTTCTTCCTTTTCCTGGTTTTGGTTCGTCCTTTCCTCTGGAAACTGTATCAAGTTCGTTATCAGTATATTCTTTATGTCTGGAAACAATATCTTTTGGTTTTTCCTGACTAAATCCAAAAGAAGCAGAATGTATTGATTTTCTTATACCTCTTCCAATCTTTGATGGTTTATTTGGTTTTGATTTTTCGGGAACATTTTTAGAAGGAAAAGTTTTTCCACCAATAATACCACCAGATGCTTCATCAAGTCCATAAACATCCATATATGCTTCTTGAAGGGCACGAAGTTCTTGTGAGTTCATCTTACAACTACTTTTTTAGTTATTTATTCAAAAAACCTCGCATACCTGTATTTTTCACGAATGATTCCAAACCTTTATTGATTGGACGAACTTTCACATAAAGTTCTTCGGGCACAAATCCAAAGTATCCTTGGTTCCAGTTACAAAGCCACACAGGAATACAAAGTGTTGTATCCGTATAAGTTGTTCCATCATCATCACTCACTTCTTTTACAAGCAGAGTATCATAATCAGTAGGTTCTTCTGTATTCAAAATAATTTCCATTTGGTCTTTTTCAACTGCTTGTCGTCCAGTTTCAAAGTAAAAGTGTTCGTCAATTGCTTCTTCAGTTCCATTCATCAAAAGTTCTTGGACTGTATCGTTATGGGGATGGTCAAATGCCCACAGTCCATCTTCAAGTTTGTAAGCAAGTACAGTCAGTTCCATAGTGTTCTTTGGTTTCCAATATCATAGCATAAAAAAAGACCCCTTGGTGGGGTCTTGTGCCGGTTTGGAAAGTGGCATCAACCGATGATGCTTTCTCTCCACTCTTCACTCATATTCACCATAATTGCTTCTGCTGCTTCTTGTGTTTCGGCATAACCTTCATCAAGTAAGTGTGAAAGAATCAGGTCGTAAATATCTACTTCTTCATTCTTTGGCTTTCTGACGATTTCTCTACTCAGTTTTTTCTTATCTTCTGGGGGAAGTTTTTGTGAAGTTGGTGCTCCAGGGTCCTTTCTAACTATTACAGAAACTCTCGATTGAGTTGGAGTTGCGTGGTCACCAATACCATAAGGAATAGTTCTTGAAATTCTACCATATCCACCTTTTTTAGGTTCGGGAACTGTAGTTCCTGGCTTTTCAATTTTATCATCTGGTTTGGCGAACTTCTTGTCCTCACCATATCCACTTCCATCTCCCTTTTCACCCGAGAGTGGTTTCTCTTTAGGAAGAGGATTACGTTCCCTGGGTTGATAAGGCTTTACGCCAGGTGCTCTTTCTTCATCAAGTTCAGAATAAACCTCTAAGTAAGCTTCTTGAAGATTGCGTAATTCTTGAGAATCCATCTTTATAAATCTATTTGTATTTATTTATATATTATTAAACTTTACCTACCATAAGTCCCGTTTTTTCTGACTTTTTGGTGCTTCTTTTGCCAAAAATATTTTTATAAAGTTTTGCTCTTTTTGCTTCACCAGTTTTCTTATCTTCACCATCCATAACTGCTGTTGGTTTTCCAATTACAGTATCACCAGGTTTTGCTCCTGCTTTCTCCAAGTGTTTTGGAGTATCTTTGATTGCTTGAATAAAGTTTCTACCTCTTTCCATTCTTTTTTTTCTATCACCTTTACCTACATTACTATCACGATGCATAATATCTACAGTATGAACTTTTCCAGTTTTATTCGCACCTGATTTCGTCATTTGCTTCTTCAAATCTTTCACTCTTCTTACACTTTCACTTGAAGGTGCGGATTTGAGTTTAGTCATACCAGATGGAGTTCTTCCTGCTGCTTTCATCTTAGTAATCAGTCTTTCACCTTTTGCTGCTGCTCTTGCTGATGGATATGTGCGAATGAAATGGTCTTGTGCTGTGCTTCCATAATCATCATCAGTATCTTCACTATCATAAGTTGTATAATCTCTTGCAGGTTTTCTTAAGTCTTTAGTGGAATACTTACCAGTTCCTTTCAATCCTGCTTTCTTTGCGATTGCTGCTGTAGTTCTTTCACTTCTAGTCATATCAGCACCTCTACCTCTTGCGAGAGTTGCTCTACCTCTAGTCTTTTCAGCAGTTGAACTCTCTTCCAATTCAACACTCAAATCTTCATTCATTCTAGATGTAAGTTTTTTTGTAACTTCACTAGATGCATTAGAGTTTTTATTACTCTTATATTTTGATTGCATTCTTTGCCACATTTCGTGACTATCATCATAAAAACGTGGATTGTTTTTTAATTCACCACTAATTGCTTTAGTTTGTTTGCTATTTCCATGTCTATCAATTTCAACATCACTTTTTCCTCTTGAGACTCTTGGACCATCACCCATTTTATTTCTCTTATGGAATTCATCGTAATTTTTATCTTTCTTTCTGTCGTATTGTTGTTTCATTCTTTCTCTAGGAAGATTTTTATAATCTTCCTTTACATCTTTCACACAATTATTATACGTCTTTCCAAATAGTTTTTTGGTTCCTTTTTTCTTATAACCAGGCCAGCACTTCTTTGCTTCTATAATAAACTCTTGATAAGTTTTCATCGTTTTACTTTTATTTATTTTTAGGATTACGAATCATTGGATGTGGAGCAATCTCTTTGGTTTTATTGTCCTCAAATCCGTGCTTGGAATAAAAAGATTTTAATTTATCTTCGTATCCTTTTTCTGGTACTGGTTTTACACTGACTGGCAACTTATGTTTGTCTGCATATCTTGTGATTCCACGAACAAATCTAGTTCCTTTACCTGCTCTTCTTTTTCCGTGTTTTACGTCAATCAAACCAAGATATATGTGATTTTTCTTTGGGTCTTCTGATGGTCTATAATCAACATTAAAATTGGAACCAGGATTATTCCTGTTCCAATTTGTGCTCATTTTTTTCATTACTTCATCGTGAGATTTCTCCTTCGCCTCTCTGAGGAATTCTTGAAAGGTTTTCATTTTTAATCATATCCTCTTGTCTTTGCATTGGCTGCCATTCTTGCTCTCGTTTCTGCTTGTTGCTCTGGTGTTTTTTTGGATTTTGATTTGGGTCTTCTTATATAACTCAACAATCTTGCAGCCCTGGATGGTTTTCCAGATTGTACTGATTTTGTCAGGTCATCTATTCTATTTAAAAGTTTATCTCCTCTTTTTATAGCATCCGTTGTTGACTGTGCCCTATTGAGACCATACCCACTTTCCCCCGGTTTAAGTCTTCTATTTTGCTTTGATGTATTGGGACTAAGTGGTTCTATTTGAGTATTAGACCGAGTATGTCCGGGGTCTTCTGGCTTTGGGTCATCTGGTTGAAGTGGTTGCTTGTGCCCCAAACTTTGCTTAACTCCGGTTGCTTTTTGAATTCTTCGTTTTCTCTTTTCTGTTTTTTTAATTCCAGTTTCTTCTGCATCTAATGCGGCAGCAGCCCGTTCCCTATCACCTCTAGACTTGGTTAGGAGTTCATTATAAGTAAGTCTAGTTTTATTTATTACTCCAGTTCTTCTTTTCTCTTGTGCTTTTCTTTTGCCAGCACGAACTGGTCTCCATTCTGGAGGTCTACCCGTACGAGCTTTTTGTTTTATTATATAAGGTTCACCTCCAAATGGTGGATTTTCTTCGTGATATTTTTCCCCTTCTGCTTTACTTGAAGTAGTTTTTTCAATCAAGTATGCTTCAGTAATAAACTCTTTAAATGTTTTCATTTTAGTCCCAGTTTATCTGCTGCTGCTGACATACGCTCTGCCGCACTTGGTTTAGTCTTTGGTTTAGACGAACTCCAAGACTGTGATGCTTGAGTAAATCCAGTTTTTTGTGCTTCTTTTCTTTTAGTATCTGCTACTTCACCGTGATGATATCTAAAGTAATCATTATGATGCTTTCTTTGCTTTGCGTCTGGTGTTGGCACATATGGTTTTTTCTGTTGTGCCTGTTTCACACCACGATTGATGCCTGATACTCCATTACGCATTCCGTGTGCGTGAAGAGGCATTGACCTTCCAAAAGTTGCTTCTGCACTTGGTCTCTTGTAAGTGGTGGTCTTCGTTTCCCACTTACCTTCTGGTGTTTTTTCTAATTTTTTATTTGTTTTAACATTATAAAGTGGAGTTTTCTGCTTTCCAGCAACTTTATCTTCCTTTCTCATTTCTGAAATGAGAACTGCTTCTTCTAGAAACTCTCTAAATGTTTTCTTCATCTTTTTATTTCTTGCTGGGTCCGAAACTCTAGCACTATTTAGATTTCTTTCTGCTTCTCCTCTTCTTCTTCCCCAAGTTTGCATTAGGGCAGTTCCAGGACTTTCAATAGCTCCTGTTCTTACAAAATCCTTGGGGGATTGTGCCGCACTTAATGCAAATGTTGCACCAAGAACAGCATTGGCAATTTTCTCTCTTCTACTTGCTTCCGAAATCATTTAGATAAAAAAAATACCTTTGATTATTTATCAAAAGTTATATCATCTCCCTTTCCTTCCCAAGACCTTACAAGAAGTTCTGTGAATAGTTCCATTTTTTTGGGATGAACTGATGCTGGATTATAATTAATTGCGTTTTTGAGTGCTACCAGTTCCGACCATTCTTCAGTTGTTAGTTCCATAAAGTTCTCCATATGTGTATGTCAGCATTCTAACACACTATCTAGGAATATGACAGTTCCTTAAGAATGTCTTCAGGTTTCTGTGAGGTCTTGTAAGGTTTTTATATCTTTTTCTAACTCTTCTTTTTGTTTTTTATCGTGATAATAAGACCACAAGGAATTATGTACTGTAAGCAACTCTAAAATCCAGAACGCCTCAGGATAAATACCCAATTCATTCATTAATCCTCTGTGCGAAACTCCTTTCTTTTCTGCCTCACACATAATATAACAGATTGCTTGAACCATATCATACTTATCTTCAGAAGAAAGCATATGATACTTTCCTATTGCTCTTTGGACTGTTTCTACTGATGTTTCTTGTAGTTTTTTACATGCCTCAGAATCCCACCACTGTTCTAATGATGTTCCAAGACTTTTAAGTTTTGTTGCTTCTTCGTTCTCCTTTTCTCGTTGTGCCGCAATTTCCAACATTTCTTCGTGGCTCAAATCTCTGTCAGTCATAAGTTTTCTCCGATTAAAAGAATTTAAATCCAGATTTTCCAGCCATATCTTCAAACTTATCCAACATTTGATGAGTTCCAATCAAAGTGTTAATGCGACTAATCACATCAGCAATTGTAGAAGTCACCATTGGTTTTTCAGTTCGTGCCGCATAGGAAAGTGCTGCCCTCAAAGATGCTTCTGCTTCCTTCAAATGCTCTTCGACTTTTTCAGACATTGCCATCGTTGTTCTCCATAATAAGTTTTTCAAAATCGTCTTGAGGCATCATACAAGTAATGCAAGATGCCAATTCAAATAAATCTTCACGGCTAAACCCGTCCAAAGTCATAACGTGAAAGTCATTGAATGCTACATTGATAGTGTAGCTCTCTCCGTCATATGAACCTGAAGTGGATATTCTATTCATTTCGTAACCTTGCGAATAATCCAAGAACCATCTTTGTTGTCAATCCACTCAAGTTCATCATACAAATTCCATTCAACTAGGTCCATAACTTCATCTGGGATTGGAAGAAAAGCATCACCAGTTAATCCATCCATAGAAACTTCAACAATCCAAGTCTTTGGTTTTTTCCAGGAACCATTTTCTTTGAAGTATCCTTTAGAGATAAGTTCTTCTTCTTCGGCAGCAACACACATCGCATCCACTTCTTCATCAGTATATTGAGGATTTTGTTGAATAGGAGTTTTGAGTTTCTCTTCAACTTTGGATACTGAATAAGAACCAATGTGCCCTTTACCATTACCATTCAATAGAGTAAGGAGTTCATATGCTTTTTCTGTGGCATTCTTGTAGACATTATAGTTGTCAGCAACAACACCTTTAATCACATCATAGATTTCTTGTGCCGTTGCGTCTGCACTCATCGCATCATACAAAAAGTTTTCAACTTGCTTGAGTGAGTAGTCTTTGTGGTCAGTCATTCAAATCCCTTTTGATTTCTTCCATTAGCATAGCACGGGTTTCCTCTGGTGTCAGGGAATTGAGGACACTCCGCCGACTGTCCTTGGCATCCCATTCCATGTACAAGTGCTGTTTTCTTATATTCACTCATAAAAAAATGTTTGTTTCTAGTATTTATTATAGTATATTAAAGCATAATTGATCAAGTCCAATGTCAAGTGAAATAGTTGGTTTAAAGTTCAAATTGTTTAACTTTTCAACATTTAAAGAAAAGTTCTTTGCTTGCGTCTTTGCGTAAAATTCTGGAGTAATAGAAGATAATATATTACTCTTACAATTCGGCAATTTATCGACTGCTAGTTGAATTATATCACGAAAGTACCGTGATTGTCCAGTAGCAATATTATATATTTGGTTTTCATATCCACTGTCTAGAATACATTTGATTGCTCTTGAGACATCATCAACATGCATATAATCACGAAGAACAAGTCCTCCTTCATAAAGTTGAATATCTTCATCAGTTTTTAATTTGTTTATCAAAAATGCTAGAACATTCTTTTTTGGAGATACTGTTTTATCAGTTCCATACACATTAGTGAGACGAAAGATACGATACTTACATCCGAAAGTTTCACAAAATGAAATCAACAATTGTTCTGCTGTTCGTTTTGTAATTGAATAAAATCCTCTAGGATCTGGAAGATCTGTTTCTTTTGCGTCTATTACATTCAATCCATAAACAAATCCAGAACTCACAAAATTAAATACAATATCTTCACTTTTACAGTACTCAAGTACTTCCATGAGAAGATTCAAATTAGTATTGATATCTACATGAAGATCTTCAAATACATTATAATTTGTAGTTGTACTAATAAAATAAAGAATGTCTTTGGATTGTGGTTCTCTAGAATCTCTGGGAATTTTTATAATTTGATCAGAAAAAAGATTACAAAAAGATTCTCCAATAAAACCTGTTCCACCATAGACCGAAATTTTTTCAAACATATTTTTCGCATTCCTCAAAGGTCTTTCCCTTCAAATCTTTTTGAGATAAGATAGGTTCTCCATCTATTCCCCATTCAATTCCCAAATTAGTGTCATTCCAAAGAAGGGTCCTATCATATTCTGGATAATAATAATCCGTAGTTTTATAAACGATTTCTGCAGTTTCAGTAAGAGTGTAAACCCCATGGGCAAATCCAGGAGGAACCCATAGTTGCAAATTATTTTCAGATAATTTAATTCCAAACCATTTTCCAAATGATGAAGATGATTTTCTCAGATCAACAATTACATCATAAACTGCACCAGAAATACAACGAATGAGTTTGCCTTGTGCATGTTCAATTTGATAGTGAAGTCCTCTCAAAACTCCCTTGGAAGATTTAGAATGATTATCCTGGACAAAATTACTTACACCGGTAATTTTTTCAAATTCGTTCAGTTTAAAAGTTTCCATAAAGAACCCACGACCATCCTCAAACTTTTTGTTTGTAATGATATAAGCATCTTTGAGATTAGTTCCTATTGCGTTCATACCATTCAATCGTTTTTAATAGAATATTTTTCTAAAATTTCTGGTGAATATTGATTTACTACTGGATCATCATTCTTTTCATCTCTTTTTTGTTTCTCAAGTAGATAAACTCTGTTTCTAATTTCAGTAGAAGAATATTGATGTCTTCGTAAATGATAGTGAATTTCGATACCAGTATCTATACAATATTGTTTTCCGGTGACATCTACATTTTTATACTCCTCACTTAAAAACCGAATATGAAATGTTTGTGTCTGAATTAAATTAAGCAAATCCGTTTCGGTCTCATATACCAAAATTTCATCAACATACTTACATCCTTGTAATTGTATATATCTTTCATAAACAGATTGAACTGGTTTATTTTTAATACCAGGACGATCTACGGTTGGATCAACTTGAAGTGCAACTTTTAAATAATCACATAATTCTTTTTCCATTTTAAGCATAGTAACGTGCCCAGCATGAAACAAATCAAATGAACTACAATTAAAACCAATTTTCATATAATAAATCCCTTTATAACATTATACTAAAAAAAGAGAGTTTATGTAACTCTCCTCATAGGTCATTCAAATCCCTTTTGATTTCTTCCATTAGCATAGCATGGATTTCCTCTGGTGTCAGGGAATTGAGGACACTCCACCGACTGTCCTTGGCATCCCATTCCATTTGGAAGGAACTATCAGCATTCTGTCTAACAATCAATCCACTATCATCAGTTGTTGTATTCATCATACTTCTACTTCCCATTCATCTTTTTCTTGTTTGCGAAGTGATTTAAGTTCTTTATAAAGTTCTTTAATTTCTTGATATGCTTGTTCTGGTGAAATTTTATCCGTAATTTCAAGACCAGCAATCAAGGCAACTTTATCACCAAAACGAGCAAGTGCTCTTTCAAAATCCGTTAAATTTTCATAAACCATTTTAATTCCTCTTTTTATACGGTCTTAATGGCAATCTTCCGATTTGCCATTCTTCACCGGGACATTCTACACTTCTTTTGTTAATTTGTCCATCATTCCACCATTTTGTTTCTTTATTGTTATTATGAATTCCCACAAATGGTTTTCCTTTATGTGAATTTCTTATTTTTTCTTTAGTTTCTTCGGTATGTTTTTTTCCCGTAAAAGTTCCAAAACATCCTTTTTTTGCTTCACTAATTTTTCTTTTTGTTTCTTCGGAAAGAACTTTTCCAGTATTTGATTTTTTTATTTTTTCTTTAGTTTCTGGAGTTGCTTTCCATCCAAATTTACCATCTCCACCAATAGTCATATTATAACCATTTATCATAGTATTGTATTTTTGAATATAAAACTTTTCCACATTTTCAAGTAAATTTGCTTCTACTGTTTCAATAATTCCATAGACAAAATTATCCCATCCGTATTTTCTAACAGCATTATAAAATTTTGTAGAAGTTTTAATGGAAACATTATATTTGTGGTCTTGTTTTCTTTTTGCCTCATATAAAGTTTTTCCAATATATTTTTTTCCTGTTGGAATACAATGATAACAATAAATTATACCTTCCATGAACGTATGAAAATCTTACCTAATTATTTATAAGTTAAATCTTCATACATAATTTTTAAATCTCCTTTAATGTTTATTTTTGATAGTCCGATTCATAATAACCACTCACGACAATATCATCCCAAGATGTTGGCAACTGATGCTCTCGTGCTTTTAAGTGATTAAATCCCGAGAGTGGATACTCTTCAAGTTCTTCTTCTTGTAAAATTCCATCTAATTGACGAATTTCGTTGAAGGTATGAGGATGACGAAGAGCACCACTATGAATGTGCTCTACATTTCTGTTAGTTCTTGACATTACTTTACTCCGATTTCATTCAAATAATTGTTGTACCGAATAAAACTAGACACTCTAACTGGTCTTTTCAAACTCCAGCAACACTCCTGATATGATAAAAATTCGTACCAAGGAGTGGTAGCATCCAGTGCTGGATACTTATAATTATAACCAATATTTTTATGTATGTCAATCATTTAAGTTTTTTCTGATAGTGAATGTCGTTCCAATGCCTTACAATAGATGCTCCATTTAAAATTACTCCAAAAATAATAAAAAAATTTGTAATCAATATTTGCAATGTAATTACAAACCGAATAAAAGCAACTTTATCTGCAGTTTTATTGCAATTTGTGTGAGATTTTTGTCCTAGGGCACAATAAATGTAATATAATAAATTTTTATTTTTCATATCATTTCAACACTAATCCAACCCTTATAAGATTTTCTTTCTTTTGTCATTACCCTACGAAATCCCTCAACATATCCATATTCTTTTCCAATTTTTCTTAAATCAGTTGAATACATAATTGTTCCATCTTTATGAGTAATTTTGTATTTTCTTTCAATTTTGCACAAATCAATAATTATTTGCGGATTCAAATCAACATTAACATCATAACATTTTTCAACAGAAATCCAACCTTTATAAGATTTTCTTTGACCTACTGAAACTCTATAAAAAGCATTCTCACTTCCACAAATTTTTCCAAGTTCATTAATATCAGAAGCATAGACTATTTCACCATTTTTATATGTAAATTTGTATAAATTTTTTGAATTTCGCATTTTTATAGATGTTTTTCCAGTTTTTATTCTTTTTTCTTCATCCCAAGTTATTATTCTCCCAAGAACCCATCCATTCCCAGGACATTCTTTAGAGTGTGAATTTTCTTTTCCATTATTCCACCATTTTTTCCCAAGAACAATTTTCTTTATTTTTTCTTTTGTTTCTTCTGAATGAGTTCTTTCTTTACTTAATTCACTCATTTTTCTTCTGGTTTCCACAGAAGGATTACTTAACCCATCACCACCATCGGTTCTATTATGAAGAATACCAGTTCCCAAATCCTTTCTACCGAACACCGCAATCATATAGACCTCGTGTCTAAATGCTTCTTCTTCTGTTAAGTTCTGTTTGAGTAATATTATTCTTGATTTGTCTTTTGGTGGTTTAATATCCTTTTTACATCTTTTGTATGCCCGATTACCTTGCCCCTTTCCTATGTAATAAGGTGTTCTATCTTCACGCAAATAGGCGTAAGTGTAATACATTTCTGCTCTGTTGTTTGTTCGCAATACTATTTATAAGGGAGAGCATTTCTACTCCCCCACCCGAAAAGTGCGAACAAACCAGGCATCATTATTTATACCACCCATTCAGGTTTTCTTTCAGGGATGCGAAGGTAATTATCCTTCACCCAAGGTTTGGAGGCAACATATCTTCTATATGCCTCAAATGTATCAATGCTTTCATCAAGTTTGTATTCGTCAGGCATTGCCCTTGTAAATTCTACCACATTATTGTAAATGTGAAGACTTTTACCAGAGTTATCAAGGAAGATAACTTCTGCTGTTTGAAGACTATCAAAGCACGAATGAACTTTACCATAACGATGCCGATACTCATTACAAAGAGCATACCCGTGCCGAATCAACCAGGCAAGGTTCTCGTGAGATTTTGCTGCCCATTGAGTGCAGGGATGATTACGGAATGCACCTTTCTCCGTACTGTAGGGAGTGCCGTCTTTCTTGGGAATGGTGCCCCAGTTATGATACCACTTGGAGTAGATGACAGAAACCATCTGACAGGTCTCCAAGGGCATTTTCACTGAGTATTTGTCAGGAAGTTCTACAGCAGCAAGCACCGGACACGAATTGACCACGAATATATTCAAAGTTAGTTCCTCGTCTGGTCTTTCATCATAGCACTTTACAGTTTACGAGCAAGGTGTAAGTGGACAGTCCTTCAACTGTCCTCATCACTATGTGGAGGATTTTTAAAAAATTCTTCTTGTAATTCCTTTGCCAACTTCCAACTTCTTCTCCACATTAAATACCGAACTATTGGATTAGTAGGACTATATTGTATCCACCATTTTGATTTTAAGTATTGAACTCGTATAAGTTGCAAAAGTAATTCAATAAATCTTAATACATTTGCATCAGTTAAAATAAGATATGATAAACACATAAAAATAAGTAAATATGTATATTGTGCAGTCATTCTTTATTTTTCAATTGATAACTTATTTAGAGCTACATCAGTTAAATTTTTTTTAAAAATACTTATTGTCTCTCTTAAAGTAATGTAGATATAATGAAACTCAGCTTTATAAGTGATGTCAGAATCTCGTTTCATAAAGTGTGTAATGTTTTCTATGATGTTTCTTTTTGCAGGCATCTCTTCCCCAAATACGAATTAAACTATCTATGTGCGAACAAACTTTTTTCTTCCCTCCACAGTATGGACATCTTGCATCTGGAGGATCGGATAAGTACCCTTCAGGTGTATACATTTTTTTACAATTTATTCAATACTTCTCTAAACAATAAACTCCATTCTTCTCCACAATCGCAGAGCAGGAATCACACCAATCACCACAACACATATACATCACTTTACCAAACTGACGAATGTTTCCTGAATGAATATGTCCACAGATGATTCCGGCATACTTTTTATCTTGCTGAATACAATATCCAATAATATCATTCTCATACCTATCAATATACTCTTTACCTCTTACGGTATTCTTTAGGTAATGAACTAAAGAGAACCGAAAAAAACGATTCAACCAGATACTTAAAGGTGTGACTAACTCATAACCTCTATTGAACATTAACTGTTTCCAAGAACCTGAAGAATATTCAGAATACTTATCTCCGTGAACACATAGAAACTTATTTCCTTTGGAATCTTTGTGAACATATTCATTACAAATCAGAAGATTCTTGTGTTCAAAATCACAGTATCTTCTCAACATTGCTTCGTGATTACCAAGAATATAGACAACTTCTGTGCCTTTTTTACACAAGTTGAGAATTGCGTGAACACATTCGGTATGTTCTTTCTTCCATCTTGTATGATACTTTTCCATACAATGAATGTCTAGAATGTCTCCAACCATTACAAGTTTTTTGGTTTTAAGTTCTTTTAGAAACTTCAAGAACTTTTCAGTATTACATCTATCAGTGCCCAAATGGACATCACTGACAAAGATTGTATCGTAAGTCATAGTGATTCAATCTGATTTGCAAGTTCTGCCATATCATTCTTATCTAATACAATCAAATTATCCTGTGCATTATAATTAATGACATTTTCTGATACAATACGCAAAATAGATGCGACTAACTTATTCTCAGTATCTGCTCCTTGATTTCTAGATTCCCAAATAGAATCCATCATTTTTTGTGCTCTTTCGGTCATTTTGATTTCTTATACTCCTTATCTATTTAAGGTTTAAAAGGTTCTTGCTGTCTGTCTGGTAATTTAATTTGTCCAAGTTTTTGCTGTTGGGGAACATATTCATATTCTTGAACATTAGACACGGCAATATTTGTAGTTGGAAGTGATTTCGGCATTTCAATATCAAAAACTGGTCCCATCAGAAACTTATTTCTGGTATAAGTGCGATTAGTAGGGTCAAAAGAAATCATTAGTAGTGCATCATTTTCATCACCACAATCTACAATTTTTCTTCCGGTATTTTTATTAATTACAGAAAAATAATCTTCAGTATTATACTTGTTCATTTTTTAAAATCTTTTGATTATTATAAGACACTTCTGGCAAATTGTAAAGTGCTGGTGGTTTGAAATCTGCCGGTGGTCTATAAAGATTGGGCCAGGTATCCCTGATAATCTCTGCGAGTTTGTATGGTGTGTGTGAGGATATCATAATAGGGACATTAGAAAGAGGAACACTCCGAAGAGTTCAAAGAATAGGAGAATGTGTAGGAAGTTCATTGGTGTTTTTGTAGGTATATTCGTCCATTATCTATTATAGTCCAGCCTTTAGTATTTTTACTTTTCTTTCCCAAAACGGAATCATAAGTTATTCCTATTTCTTTGCAGAATTTCTTAACACTACCTTCTATAAGGTATTTTTTACCATTTGGGGAAATAAAAATATATTGTTTTGCTGTTGAATTTTTTTTACCTTGTCCTGCTTTACTTAATTTTTTTCTATGTTCCACTGTAAGTTTTTGTCCTCTTTTACTTTCTGCGATTTTATTTTTAGTTTCTTCCGAATGAGTTTTTCCATAAAAATGATTATTTTTACCTTGTCCTGCTTCACTTATTTTATTTTTAGTTTCTTTTGAATGAGTTCTTCCTTTCATTACTTCACTCAGTTTTTTTTTGGTTTCTTCTGAAATAATTCTTTCACTCATTTTTTTTCTGGTTTTTTCTGAATGAGTTTTTCCATAAAAATGATTATTTTTACCTTTGTGTGATTCACTCATTTTCATTCTTACTTCTGGTGATGGATTTGAACGCCCATCACCACCATCAGTTCTGTTATGAAGAATACCAGTTCCCAAATCTTTCCTACCAAATACGGCAATCATATAGATTTCGTGCTTAAATGCTTCTTCTTCAGTTAAGTTCTTTTTTAGAAAGATTATTTTACTCTTGTGTTTGGGTAATCCTATTCCTTTTTGGTGCTTTACATATGCTCGGTCTTTTGTTCCTTTACCAATATAATAAGGTGTTCTGTCTTCTCTCAAATAAGCATAAGTGTAGAATTCATTCATCATTTTTGTGTTTTCTATATTTCCAGTTTTGATTACCTTTCTTTGCTTCACTTAATTTTTTTCTTGTTTCTTCTGTTGGTGTCTTACCTTTATGAGATTCACTCATTTTCTGTTTAGTTTCTTCTGAAAATTTCATCCCTTTCATATATTGATTACCTTTTTGTGCCTCACCAACTTTTCTTTTAGTTTCATCCGAAAGTTTTTTACCAACATTCCAAGTATTTCCCATCATTTTCTGTCTGATTTTATCTTTATGTTCCTCTGATAGTTTTGTTCCTTTTCTTTTCTCACTTATTTTTTGTTTTTGTTCTTCACTCATTTCTTTCCCATAGTTAGGATTTTTTTCACCAACTCTCAATTCACTTAATTTTTTTCTTGTTTCTTCACTTATCACAAGCCCAGAAGCACCTTCACCACCATCGGTTCTGTTTCTTAATATACCAGTTTCTAAATCTTTTCTACCAAACACAGTAATCATATAGATTTCGTGTCTAAATGCTTCTGCTTCGGTTAAGTTCTTTTTAAGGAAGATTATTCTTGACTTATCTTTTGGTGGTCTTATATCACCTTTATTTTTATTAAATATTCTATTTCCTTTACCTTTACCAATATAGTAAGGTGTTTTGTCTTCCCGCAAATATGCGTAGGTGTAATACATTTCTACTCTGTGATGGTTCGCAATACTATTTATACAAGAAAAGGTGCAGAGCACCTTTTCCACCTGATAGATGCGAACCACACAGGTATCAGTATTTATATACAAAAAAAGGAACTCCGAAGAGTTCACTTATTATACCATTATTTGGTTTTTATATCAACCAATAGTTGGTGCTTGAAGCAACGCAACCGAAGTTGTAGTTGCCGATGCCAAATCTAAAGGAAAGTTGTGTGCATTCTTAAACTTTCCTTAACTATCTGGTATTACTACCAGGATTGGACTATATCATCACCATCTCTGGTGTCGGACGCTTAAACCTGTTATTAAGGAAACTCTATTCCTCAGGTAGTCTCTGAACCTTTCTTAGATGTATCTAAGACTTGGATGCTGATTGCCCACTTGGGGTTTCCAGCAATTCATCCGATTTAAAGAGCGCAAAGCACAACTTGACGCTCGTGCATAACTTCAATACCAAGATTGGCAGAATTCAATAAATCTGCCCAAGTTTTAATAGTTCTTCCTTGGTTATCCATAATAGAACCATTAAAATTCAGACCGTTCAGATTAAAAGATGAAACTGCAATTCCCATGGCAGCACACCAAATTCCAAATACTGGAAGTGCAGCAAGGAAGAAGTGGAGACTACGGGAGTTATTGAAGGAAGCATACTGCCAAAGCAGACGACCGAAATACCCGTGTGCAGCAACTATTGAATAAGTTTCCTCTTCTTGACCAAACTTATATCCATAATTTTGAGATACTTGTTCGGTAGTTTCACGGACAATAGAAGAAGTCACGAGAGAACCGTGCATTGCTGATGCTAATGCACCACCAAAAACACCTGCAACACCTAACATATGAAAAGGATTCATAAGAATATTGTGTTCGGCAGAAAATACAAGCATATAATTAAAAGTTCCACTAATCCCCAAAGGCATTCCATCCGAGAAGGAACCTTGACCAAAAGGATAAATCAAGAAAACAGCAGTTGCAGCAATAGCAGGAGCACTATAAGCAACAGCAATCCAGGGCCGCATCCCGAGTCTAAATGAAAGTTCCCATTCCCGACCAAGATAGCACCAGACACCAATCAAAAAGTGGAATACCACTGCTTGATATGCCCAACCATTATAAAGTGCTTCGTCAATAGAAGCAGCATCCCAAAGATTATAAAGATGCAAACCTATAGCATTAGAAGAAGGAACAACAGCACCAGAGATGATGTTATTTCCCCACATAAGAGACCCAGCAACGGGCTCTCTGATACCGTCAATATCTACTGGCGGATTTGCAATAAAAGCAATAATAAAAACTGAAGTAGCAACAAGAAGGCAAGGAATCATAAGGACTCCGAACCACCCGACGTACAACCTATTATCAGTTGAAGTAATCCAGGAACAAAAATCTTCCCAGAGATTACTATTAGAGCGTGTAGCAATTGAAGCAGTCATTTTTCGTTAAAGGGTAAATAAGAATTCAGGGGGAACTGAATATTACAGTTATTTCCATACCACCCTCCAGTATGGATATGAGAGACACTTTACTTCTGATGGTCTCGGTTACAGAAAGTTAAGGAGGTTTGACTTCCTTATTACCTATTTATCATAGCATTGTCAGGAAATCCTGTCAAGGGGGTCCAATCTTCAGACCGTCCTAGTCCAATTTATTCTAATACAGACCTTAACATCCAGAAAAACTTACCGTGAGTTTCCATAATAGTTTGAACTAAATTGGAAGTTGCATACTGTTTCTGATTATCTGCTTCTTCTGAGATAGTAGTAAAAATTTCAATAAGTTTTTTATTATCATCACGCAACTGTCTAACCATTGTCATTGCATCAATTTCTTGAGCACTATTAGATGCTTGGTCAATTTGAGATACTTCAGTAATTCGGCTAAGAGTACTTACGGGTTTCATACCCAAGTATCTCATATGTTCTGTAAGAGTATCAATTTCTTCAAACATTGTTTCATACTGTCCACCAAATAGAGTATGAAGTTGCTGAAAATCAGGACCCACCACGTCCCAATGATACACCCAAGTCTTATGAAATAAAACAAAAAGTGAAGCCTGTGCATCACTTAATTGTTTAAATAATACTTCCATTTGTTTCTTATTTCTATACATTTATTTATTCAAGTTAAATATACTATTACTTCTCTAAATCTCTTAGTAATTCCTTTGCAAGTTTTAGAGATTTCCTCCAGGTTAGATATTTTACAATTGGATTTCTAGGGTCTAACAATATTTTCCATTTTAATATTTGAAATTTTAATTTTACCAAATCAAATAGTAAATAAATCAAATGTAAAGCTTTTAATTCTATTCCAATAGATATTACGATTATAAAAGTAAAGAAGACAAACATACTTTAATCCCAGTGAAGATATAAAGATTCAAGACAAGACTGTAGTAAATACCCATTTGAGGTAAAAGTAGGGTTCAATCCATTACTTAAATCGGTAATAGTTTGAATAATTCCTTTTGTTGCATCAGTATTTGTAAAGTATCCACGAAACTGAAATAAATCAAATTTTTTAATATGAGTTAAAATAGGATTTAAAACTTCCACATATCCTTCACTAAACACATCTTCATAAGAAAGTCCAGTATGATTTACAAATCTTACTGGATACTTATTTTTTTTATTTTCACTAAAGATAATTTCAAGACCTTCTCTGTAGTCTTGAACTTGTTTTATATCTAATGTAAAATGTATTTTTTTCCAATTTCTACAATTTTCAAAACACCAAGTTCTAAGTTCATCATCCAATGCTGTGAATACGAAATTATAAAAAATATCAGTATATTCTGATTTTGGATTTCGTATTCTAGATTTTGAATGACGAACTATAAAATCTTTACTCATTAGTTAGAATAACTCTAATAAGTATTTATTTAATCCTAAGTAGGAATATAGGTGTCCCAATCTAGTAGCTTATCTTCCAAATAATAACTAAGTTTGTCTTCGTCTAAAGGAAGAGTTTCGCTACTCATTAAAAAGAAGTCTGCGATTCCTAGAAATTCTTTATCATTTTCATCCACAACTGTAGCGATAACCTCAACTGAATTTTTAAATTGACGAACACTTTCTACCAGTTTAACACAAATCATTTAGACCTTTTCCTCAATTGTTTAATAATGTAATTTTTAGCTGTAGCTAGAGTATTAGATAAATGGACTTGTTGCCCATTATGAATAATAATGTATTTTTCCCCATAAGGAATTGCCGCCCAAGAACAATCAGGAGTTACATAAGATGCATAAGGTTCATCTTCTTGGACGGCAGTAAACTTAACAATCGTCATTAAGAGTAATCATCAAAGTCAATATCAGAGTATAACTCTTCTAAATCTTCAGGGTCAATACCTAGATAGCTAGCAAATTCTTGTAGCTTTGATTGTTTTAAGTCTTTTGAAATTTCTCTTTCTAATTCAAAAGTCATTTTAGTATACTCCGTGCCTAGATGCCATTTGTTCGTATCTATCTTCACGATACTCATTTTCACTATAGTTATAGTCATCTTGCGAAGTAACTTGCAGTTCTTCGTAAATTGTGTCCGAATCTTTTTCGTAGTAAATAGTAGAAGTCATAAGACAAAAAGAAAGGGGATAAAGTTATATATGATATAAAAAAGAAAATGTCTTTCTTATATCACAATATCTTAACCAATATCGGATTTATAGTCAAGAAAAAAGGGATGGGGCACCACCCCCATCCCTTCAATACCCAATCGCCTAGTCCACCATTTAGACGAGTCTTGGTTCCCAAAGATACAAGGAATCTCAAGACCTATGTAGATTACCAGAGTATCATAGGAATGTCAAGCCTCAGAACCCAAGATGTTTTGACCTGACAAAATCTAAATCATAGGTCGTAGTACTTATAGGCCGATTTTTAAATGGATACTCAGAAGGCCAACAAGTTCTCCATCCAATTCCCCATTTTTTAGTTAAATATTCAATATTCATACTATTAGAATGAACTAGTTTGTCTACTAATGTTGGGTCTGTCTTTTGCGTTTGCGTTCCTTCTTCATAATATTGAGTTTTATCTCCCATTCCGTGATAATAATTTCCATTCAATGACATTACTCTATTGATAGGATGATGAATTAGTCTCATAAAATAATCAGAGTCTTCACAATAAGCAGGATATAAGTTCTCATCAAACAATCCATAATCTCTGATAATATGGTCTCGGATTAAAAATAAATCCCAACTACCAATTCCGTGCTCCCCTTGATGTGCGTGAACTATTCCTACAGTGGGGTCTACTTCTACAGTCTCTGCAAACTCCTTCAGTAGTCCCGGACCAAACGAAACATCATCATTCACGATAATCCAATAGGGCGCTAACATATAGCATTTAATAATTAGATTCCAAGCTCCACTACAACCAATATTTGCTGGAAGATGACTTACTGTTATTTTATTAATAAACTTATGTTTGATTTTTGTAAGAGCATTTAATTCATCATCTAGTTCACCTCTTCCATTATTATTAATAATCACGAAGTTATCTACTGGATAATCTACACTCATTAATAAACGAGTAATCCAGAAAGAACTGTTTACTACTGCAGCTCCAATTACAGGTATTGTCATCCCAATCTTTGCAAGTTATTGATTACACACTGCCGGAAAGGTTCCTGAACTTCTGGGGTATCTTTCAGTTGTAATAATAGATTTCGGCTTTCATCACATAGTCCACACCACCAACCACTTACTGCCTTTTGAAAAGTAAATACATAACTTCCAGGATAGTTCACTGAGGTTCTTAATGCAGGAGAATTAAAGTCTGCAACTTTTTCACCAATAGAAGCAATCATATAACAGTCATTCCAATGCCCATCTGCAGTTTGCTTCTCATAAAATACAGACATTAAATAATATGCTTCTGGTCTTTTGGGGCATACTGAAATTGCGTGTTGCAGTAGTCCCTTTACTGTAAAGTTTCTTGCTCCTTGTTTGTCATAACACATTGAAGCACGAAGTAAACATTCATATTTCAATAGGTCATCCTGTGCTCTCTCTGCAGTTCTCAAATAGTATGAAGTTGCACTTGCAGTTTGACCGATATTATCATAATGCAATCCCAACTTAAAATTACTTTCAGGATTACTTGGGTCTTCAATATATTGATTTAGTAAAGTCCTCAAAGTAATAGGAGCATTCACAGTGGATTTAATGTTTATAATTTTCATAGGTATTTTTTAAGTTTAAAGATATTACCGTTGGATTTCCACCAGTTATAAACATTTATAGAACTTTCAGACTGAGAGTTTTTAGTCGCAGTTTCTATAAAATATGGATAAAATGTAGAAGGAAATGTAGTATTTTCTATAAATAATGGAAATACATATGCTTTATAATTATGATATGATGGTCCATAAACTATACTTTCTGGATCAGGAATACAATTAGGTTGTTTTACTACAGATAGATTAAATCTACCATCTTCCATTATATAATCAGATACTATCTCTTGTCCAGATTTTCTATTCAGTAGATAAGTTCCCGCCGACCAATCCGAACCTTCTCTATGTTTAATTTGAAAATCATCATCAATAAAATGGAAATATTCTCGTATTAAAGAAAGTTGCATACATTCCCAATCATCAGGGAAAGTTGATGCAAACTCATTCCAAGTAAAATTCCAATACTTAGAGGTATGAAATATCATATCATCTTCACAAAAAATCGCCCATTCACTATCAGATGTCTCTAACCAGTGCTTGATTGCCTTTATATGAGACATAGATGTTGCGATTGCACCTTGAGATACTAAGTGAACGAAGTTGCCTTGAACTAATCCAGTTTGTCTGAAGTCAACCTCTCTTCCATCATAACACTCAATAAAAGTAAGGTCTTCTATACCTAAAGCATCACACTGTCCTTTCATATAGCATCGTCTATCAGAACTATCAGATAAAGATATACAATAAACTGGAGGAAAGTTTTTAAATTTATTCATATCAATCAAAGAAGAATAAATGAATAAGTCTAGATGTATCTAAGGTCTCTCCAAAATATTCTCCTGCAGCGTGAGGACAATGAGCATTCCAAATCACTAATCTATTGAATACATTTGCAGCAACATCTATTCTTTCCCAAGGAGAAGGGTCTAAATGAATATCATAAGTATTTGGGTCCGACCACATCTTATATGCTTCTGGATGACTACTATGGCGTATTCGTGTTGGCTTGTGTGCTATAAGTGAGGTTCCAGCATTATAAGGAGCATCTGGAGTTAAGTAAATTGCTCCGGCCCAAGTTTGTTCGTCCGAATGATAAACATTAGGTTCTCCTGCAATCGTAGACTGAAATCTACCATTCATTCCGTGCTCTTCCCATTTAGTTATAGGAATTCCTGTAACTTTTTGAAATGCTTCTCTCAATCCAGGAAATAAGAATTGTTCACAAGACCTTTTTCCAATAAACCCCTTACCAAGACCACCTTGAAGATACTCTTGCTTCAACGCAAATTCTCTAACTGCATAAGGGTCATCATAGAAATTATCAACTACCCACAGTGCAGGTCTAGGATTACTATAGAATGTGAAAGTTTTTGAAGTATCATTTATAACAGGAGCATCATATGAAATATAAATCATAAATTGTCCCAGATATGTATCTTTCCAGAATTCTCTAAAATCATAGAGATACTGGTCATTAAAGATTTCTTGTGTAATTTCTTTACCATTTCTTTCATATACGTGCAAATCTGTATGGTCTTGAAGATACAAATTGCGAAATTCAATAAATCTTTCTATAGCATCTTTGTGGTGAGTAATGTGCCATTCACCAGCACAATGTCTGACATTATTACGAATAAAATCATAATTTTCTTTAGTAAAGATAGAATACTCTCCCCCCTCACAATCAAACTTTAAAAAATCAATTCTGGTAATATCATTTTCTTCAATAATATTTTTGAAAGTTGTGGTAGAATATACAACCCCATCATTATGATAGATATACACACCACTTTCAGCGATAACTTTAGCATCTTCTTCATCATCTGAAATTGCTTTATTGATAAAAGTTACTGGACCACGACCAACATTTTTCTTTAGAGAATTGATAAGAGTATTTGAAGGTTCAATACAGTATACGTGTTCTGGATTTTTATCAAGAATTGAATAAGTGAATGAGCCACAATTTGCCCCAGCATCAAATACAATATCTCTAGATTTTACTTGACAATGTTTTTCATAAGTTCTCCAAATAATATTTTCGTTTGTAAATAGTTCAATATATTCTGCATCGGTATCTCCCCAATCAAATTCTTCAGTCTCATCTGGTATCAAAAATGCTTTAACTCTAGGAAGTTCAAAAATCTTTTGGGGAAGTGATGAGTTGGGGTATTTTTTTAAAATAAAATTTCTATAATCTGATACACTAGGAGAACCTTCTTGTGGAATATATGAATTTATATTATTAACAATATCTTCAGCTTTAAATGTATTTGCGTGTAAAAATGATTGGGATTTGGTTCTTCTTCTTTCTATATCTCCCATCCAACCAAAATGCCACCCCAAATCTGATACATAGTTTCCATTTTCAGTGATAGCACCAATTTGATAATCAGAAATATTACATCTTAACTCAGTTGGAGTTGCTTTTTTCAGGTGAGATTTAAGGCAAGCAAATGTGCTTATATTCCATTCTACTGGATTTCCATTATTATAATATACTCTACAATTTGCACTACCTTCTAAAAATACTAAAGGAATTTTAATTACTACTTGTGGATTATCTCTAACTATTCTTGCAATATATTCAATATTTTTTGGGTCTACAATTTCATCACAATCTGTAATAAAAAATACAGTATTATCATCACAATCATCAACAAGATTGAGTAGTGCATCCCGTTGTATTCTTTCTCTTGCCCAATGACTTAAATATTTTTTATCTTCCTCAACTCCCTTTTCTAATTCATTTTTTATGATATTCTTCACATCAATTTGATTATGAATATCTTCTCCTTCAGGTAATTCTACTTGAAGAACTACGACCTTATCTGTATTGATATTTAAAGCTTCTAAATCTTTCATACAGGTGAATTCTTTAGGAGAACCTGAGTGTGTTCGGTCTCCTTCCATTATAATGAAATAATCTACATAATCATTTAAAAGATTAATTCTAAGTTCTAAGATTTCTTTCTCATTAAAGTAAGGAAAGCAATCAATAATATTTGTTTTTTTCATAGATTTTTTAGTAAATACTGCATCAATTTGGAATAGTTCGTTATATTCAAATAAGTTATCGTGATTTGGCCAGCGATGTTCTTCAATTGGATTAAAGTCATCAAATCCCAAAGACTTCATTTCCTCAATAATCTCCTCTATCTTTGGAGAGTTTAAATTATATTCTTTAATAGGAAGCTCTAAAATTACATAAGATGCTTTTGATATTGTATCTCTACCACCTCGGATAATATCCAGTTCAGACCCCTGAGTATCAATTTTAATAATATCAAAAGTTTGATTTACAATATCATCAAGTTTTTTTAAAGTTTTCTTTACAACAATTGGCTCATCATAGAATGGAGTAATTTCTCGGTAATAAGAACAGCCAGTTCCTTTTATATTATCAGATTGAATATAAAAGTCAACCTCCTTTTCTTCATCTCCTAATAGTTCAATAGTATAAGGATAACCAGTTAACTTTAAATCAGGTTCACAGTTTTCATTTCCTTCTACCATTAAGACATCAATATCATTCCACAAACTTTTACATAAGCGTGAGAACTCTCCTACATTAGCACCAATATCTAGAACCGATTTTGGATTGGCAGATTGTTGTAGTCGCTGAAGATAACTAAGAATTGTCATTATAAAAGAGAATTGTAATAATTTAAAACTGCATTTACATTTGGACCCATATAGTTATTATTAATAATTTCCAAATCAAACTCATCTTGCCAAAAGAATTGAAATTCCCGATTGTTTGAAGTAAGTTGGTTTGCTAAAGTATCAAACCGAGTATCATAATCTATGAAATTTAATTTTGGATATCCTACAAATTTATTATATTCATAATTGAAGATGTATCTATGGTGAATATAACCTCGGTATTGACCGTCTACCCATCTAGTCATCTCAATAAACTTTGAGGGGACTGCAATAAATCCAGATAGGCAAAATTTATTAATCATTTGAGAAACATAAAGAGGATTAATAATATCCTCTAATGTATGAGAGCAGATACAGAAATCAAATTTACCATTAACTTCTACATCTTTTGCAACTTCTTCCCAAATATATGGAAAGTTAATATCTCCTAAGAACCCTATTTTAGTTTTATCGGACTTAATTACATCCACATAATGAGTAACATATTCTGTATCCCAACTATTTGCAGAATATCCAATATCTAAAACTCTTTTTTTCTTATTATCTTTTAGATAATTGATGACATTTTGCCTATCACCATTGCTATAACAAAAATTATAAATCATAAAAACACTTCTTTAAATTTAGATATTACAGTTTTAGGAGAAAATTTATCTTTCAAATATAAAGTATTGAATGGATTTTCTCTGTTGATATTTAACAAGATTTGATTTAAATCATTTTCATTTTGATACTTGAAGCAATTATCTTTCAAATAAAAAAAATGACTTCTTCCACCTAATGGATGATTGGTTTGCAACTCTTCATTATCATATGAAATGATTTGTTTATTCTTTGTTGCAAATTCTAATACAGAAAGGCCGAAAGTTTCTCCATAATTTCTTGCGTGAAGCATCGCATCACAAGTATTAATAAATGCAACTTTACAATTCAAATCTATTTCAGGTTCAAAATATAAACATCTTTCGTGTTTGATTTGTTCGGGAGTATTCATAAATAAAAACCAAATATCACCCCTTTCTTGTAAGATTTTTTCAATTGAATTCCAAACAAATGGAATATTGAATGTATCATATCCACCGTGTCTTCCAATTACTGTTGCAAATTTTGGAATATTAAATGATTGTCTATAATTTAATTCAGATTGAGGTAGATTAATCATATGAGGCACCCAGGGCAACCCTCCCCCCGTATGAAGAGACATCCACTCAGAGATTACTGCATATACATCTCCGTGCTTCTGAGAGGCATCTGAGACGAATACCGAATGTATTAAATTGCGAGTGTTTTGCATCACAATTTCATCTGGATATCCATACTTAATAGCATAAAAATATTCTATTTGTTTAGTATCTACTAAAGTTTGAATTTCTGATAAATTCGTATATTCAAAAGTATCAAAATTGTTTTTAAACTTATCAACTGTAATTTGATTATTATCTTTAGTTAGATTAATAGGTATAATTGGATTTAAATTTAAATACTCACGAACATAATAAGCATAATCATATACTGCAACGGTAGTGCCCCTTTCATTCAAAGTATCGGTATAAAAAATTATACTACTCATTTATGAAATCTTGAACTACTTGCTTAGAAACTTTAAGTAGATATGCAGCATTATCTTGGAACGCATAAGTAATCAAAAAGTCATCCCCCTGCTCTGCAATTCCTACACAGAATTCAACGTGTCCATCCATAAAATCAAACTCTTGAGAGTGTGCGATAATCTTCCAATCCTTATCCCATACAATAAAGCGATGAAGATACTTTGCATCTTTTCTTCCTACTTCACTTTTAAATAAATCTACTTCGTGAGTGACTGCAAGATAACAATCTCCCCAAGAAATAACTTGAGACCCCCCGCGTATGTCCCTAGGAAGTGAAATTCGCTCAGACATACTTGTAGTCTGACAATTTTGAGTTTCAGGGTTTACTTTTACAACTTCCGTAGGATTAGTCCATTTAATGTAATGATAAGGAAGGTCAAGAATAGGCATCCAATTTTTTTCACAATAAGAATTGGGGTCATTAGGTGGTGGAATTCTAAATCTTGATACTTCTTTCACTGTATCTGGACTTACTATAATTTCACAGAGTTCCATTCTACCTGTTCCGATAGTGTCTAAATCTCTACGAACTCCGGAAGTATAAAGTTTATCATCCCATTTGAATATTCTTGCGTCCTCTAGCCCAACAAATTCCCATTTGGGTTCATAATTATCAAACTCTGAAGTATCTATTTTGTTATATCTTATGATATTATAATTCTCATCCAGTTCACAATAATAATTTTCAGTTCTTAAGTGCATATCGTGCTCTGGATGCACATATGTCAAAGGTCCCCACTGATGTTGAAACAACTTTGCTTCAGAATGATAGAAGGTATAGTTAACATGTCGGATTAACACTATAACTTTCCCATCCTCAATATAAATGGAAGGGTTCATAACTCCCGTTCCATTTGTAAGTTCTGAAGGAATTATAAGTGGATGAAGGGAGCCCCCATTATCTAATGCAAGTTTTACAAAGTTATTCATAAATTTTGATAATCAATTACAACGATTTGAATTATTGGTGCTACTGTAGTTCATATCTAAAATAAAATCAAGTTTTATCTAATAAATCTTAATTTCTCTATAAGAAGATTGAGTTTCTTCATTAATTCTTCTTTTTATCTCTGCTCTTTTATCGTTAGTAATATACACCTGACGAGCAAGACTTATAAACTCGTCATCAAATCTATATTCTTCTTCAAGTTTTCTCAACTTATCTTCTATTTTCCATAATCGTTCATTTACTTTTTTAAGCTCAACCTCATATTGTAATGTATATTGAGTAAGAGTAGATTTGATTTTATTTAATTCTTCAAGTTCTTTATGTACATATTCATTATCAGTAAGAAATGCTTTAATTTCTAAAATTGTAATTTTATCTAAAAGTTCTCCAACTGAAATAGGAATTGTAATTTTCATAGAGGATTATCCAAATCAAAATTAGTTTTGATAAACTCAATAAGTTCTTTATTTTTAGAGGCAACTCCAAGACCAAAAGTATGAGTAAATGTTACTTTGGGCATATCAAGTTCATCAAAGAATTTCTTGACTCCATAATGATTTCCATTCAATTCTTCAATACAAGTATCGTGAAATAATATTACTCCGTTTTCCTTTAAGAATGGACTCCAAGTTTCATAATCATTCTTAATAGACTCATAAGCGTGATCACCATCAATATGTAAAATATCAATTTGTTTATCCCAAGTCTTTGCAACATCATCAAAATATCCTTTGATAAAAGTTATATTATCTTTCATAAACAGTTTTTCCTGTTTGTTTAAGACATATTCATAAGATCCTTCAGGAGTTGCACCAGTGAATTGATCCCCCTCAAAGGTATCAATACCATAAACTTTACCAATACGAGGCATTGCAAAACAGAATGTAGAGAATCCCCAATCAACTCCAAGATCTACAGTTACTTCTGGTTTAATTGAAGTCACTAACCATTCAGCAAACTTTCTATGACCTCTCCAACAAGAAGGAATATCTTCCAAGTTAGTTAAGAATAACTTATCAATTGCATTAATTCTTTCTGGTGCTGCTAATGTATCAGGATTAAATCCAGTAGCAAAGATAGTAATATTTGGATTGTTTAATTGTTTAGATACCTCAAATAGATATGAGAATGCTTGAGACATATACTGCCCTCCCATATTCATTGCTTCACTGACTGCGTGAAATGCATAGTTGGATGCTTTTTGTGTGTCTCCCAGTTGAAATAATACTTGACTACAATGAATGAATACGGGTATTCTAAAAGTATTAAAATATGCTTTAGAAGCATTTAAGAACTCTTGACCAAATTCAAGTGCTTTCTGGAAGTTTTTAACATTCAAATAATGATTGAAAATAAACCAAATATAATACCAATTAGTGGAATCTTTTTTATATTCTCTATTGCAAATACTAAAATAAAATAGTTGCTTATCTATTGTCTTATTAATTTTCTTTGTGATTTTTACAGTAGTATCTACTGATAACTCCTGTAAATAATCTTCTGTAGGAAGAAAGAATGGAACTTCGTGAACTGCATTAGTCCAAGTATAATTCTTTGTTCTATGAAGACGAGTATGAACTTCATAAGATTGAACAGGTTCAGCATCTCCGTTATCATCAAATCTTAAATGATTAAACTTTGTAAATTCACCAGCAATTACACCAAATCCTTCTGGATGAAACTCTTCCACATCTTCATTAAAGTCAAGTGCAAATGCCCAATCAGTTTCCACATAAGAGAGTGCCTGATTTCTTGCTACTGAAAAATCAAACTCTTCTCTGGTTTGAGGGTGCTCATAAACTTTGATGTTTGCTTCTTTCAGTAGTTGAACAGTATCATCTGTGCTTCCAGTATCAACAACAACTACATCATCAAATTTCTTTGCATTGAGAAGAAACTTTTCAATATTTTTTTCTTCGTTCTTTGCGATTGCGTATAGTGTAACTTTCATAAGTATTTGCTCCAATCAATACAAGGTGATAAAAAGTCTTTGTGTGCGTGAGTAGAATACCCAGGAATACTTGAGATTAAATTTCTTCCTCTTTTATGTAGTTCTAGGAACTTACCGTGATCTGCAGAAGGTTCATAACCAGTTGAGAATTGTCTATGAATTTCTTTGTCTTCTTTGAGTGTCTTGAACTTTACGGCAAAAGTATTTGTAGTAGAAGGAGTAGGCATCCAGTGAGAATACTTTGTGATAAGAACCTTACTCATAAAGTCCTTATACATCTCCTGATACTTGTCTCCGTGGTCATACAAGGTCACATAATGAGTTGGTAGGGTAAATCCATCTAGGAGAACTTTACTCCACTCCGGGAGGTGTACATAATCATCTTCTAGGAAGTAGATGATTGTATCATCATCAAAATTTTGTGAAAGAATATGGTCTAGTGTCTTACAAAAACTTTCACTTTCTTTACCGCAATTGATAGTGACTACTTTCTCATCCTTGAGAAAAGTATCTTCTTGCTTACCATAACACTCATCAAAGATGATTGTATAGTTAGTGGTTTCTGGGTCTAGAGTATTCTTAAAATTCTCAAATACTTTTTCTTTATTCCACCAGTCTGGTCTATTTGCTCCTGAAAGATTAACTTTGGATGTGTAGCAGTGTCTTAAAAATACTTCAATCATATGTTAAATTTATCATAAAGTTTAGTGTTTTCTTCACCAATCACTTCTTCAGGAGGTGGTGAAGTTCTTTGAAGTTTTGGTCTTATTTGATGAAGATTGTCAATTCCCCATTCATAATCCTTGTCTTCCTTACAAGTATTTAGAATGCCTGAAAAATCGTGTGTATGAGTTTCTAGTCCCAAAAAGTCATAGATTTTATTCAGTTCTCTTTCTGGTTTTTGTGTTAAATCATTATAATCTACCAGATGAATGTTTTCTCTGTTATGAGTTAATCCATAAACTAAACTTTCATAAGGATCGCATACATAATTCTTCCAAAGACATTCAATGCGATTGTCTGTTGTAATTTCTTTTCCTTCTCTTCTTAAATGGGCATCTACAAAATTATCTGCTTCATTATTTCTTTGAATAAGTAGAATATAAGAAGAAAGAACTTCACTAATTCTTCTATTGGTTGCTATAATTTTTGGAGTTTGATTGAGAAACTTTTCAATAGATGGAACATTCTTACACCAACCACGATGTTTATCTAGAATACAAGGTTTCTCTATATGATTATAAAAGTTTTCTAAAATAGAACTATAGGTATTATATTGTGTCTGTTGCTTATCATAGGTATATTGCATATCCAGTTTATTAAATCCTTCATCAATCCAACAAAGTAAATCTGCTAATGGTGATGTTGGAGTTGCTTGTAACTTTGGATGTTGTGAAAGAATTGAACCAAGTAAAGTAGAACCTGATCTGGGAAGACCAGCAAGAAAGAATAATTTTTTCATAATGAAGATTATTGTTTTATTGATAACTATCTATGTATGTGACTGCTGTTAGATGTCTATTCCCACAAGAAACTTGTTTCCAGTTGGTTCCTCCTGCGAATGTAGTGACTGGAGTGGATCTATTGGTTCCTGTATTGTCTCCTAGTTGTCCATAACCATTCAGTCCCCAAGTCCATAAAGTTCCATCAGTTTTGATTGCTGCTGTTTGAAAATATCCACCAGAAACTTTTTTCCAGTTGGTTCCTCCTGCAAATGTTTGTAATATTTGAATATCTGTAGAAATCCAATATGTACCAAGTTGTCCTTCACTATTTCGTCCCCACAAATAAAGTATTTTATTTGTTCCATCATTACTAAGTGCTGCTGTATGAAAATCTCCACAAGCAACTTGTTTCCAGTTGGTTCCTCCTGCGAATGTTGTTACTGGAGTGTTTCTTTGGGTTACTGTATTGTCCCCTAGTTGTCCACTACTATTATATCCCCAAGTCCATAAGGTTCCATCAGTCTTAACTGCTCCTGTATGATTAACTGCACAAGTAACTTGAGACCAATTGGTCCCTCCAGCAAATGTTGTAACTGGAGTGGATCTATTGACTGCTGCATTGTCTCCTAGTTGAGCATTAGTATTCAGTCCCCAAATCCATAAGGTTCCATCAGTCTTGATTGCTGCTGTATGAGCATATCCACTAGCAACTTGTTTCCAGTTGGTTCCTCCTGCAAATGTGGTGACTGGAGTAATTAGATTACTATACGCTAATTGATGATTGTAATTATCCCCCCAAATCCATAAGATTCCATCAGTTTTGGTTGCTATTGTACTATTAAACCTAGCAGAAACTTGGTCCCAATTAGTTCCTCCTGCAAATGTGGTGACTGGAGTGGATTTAGTGACTGTTGTATTGTCTCCTAGTTGTCCCTCAGTATTAAATCCCCAAGTCCATAAGGTTCCATCAGTTTTAATTGCTGCGGTATGATTATATCCACCAGCAACTTGTTTCCAGTTGGTTCCTCCTGCGAATGTGGTGACTGGAGTGGATCTAGTGGTTAATGTATTGTCTCCTAGTTGTCCAGTATTATTATATCCCCAAGTCCATAAGGTTCCATCAGTCTTAATTGCTGCTGTATAAGCATAACCACCGGAAACTTGTTTCCAGTTGGTTCCTCCTGCGAATGTGGTGACTGGAGTGGATCTAGTGGTTAATGTATTGTCTCCTAGTTGTCCATTATTATTATATCCCCAAGTCCATAAGGTTCCATCAGTCTTAATTGCTGCTACAGTGCCGTAATAAGCAGTACTACTAAAAACTTGTTTCCAGTTGGTTCCTCCTGCAAATGTGGTGACTGGAGTTATATATTGATTTCCATCATTAGTTCCTAGTTGTCCAGCACTATTAAATCCCCAAGTCCATAAAGTTCCATCAGTCTTGATTGCTGATGTATGTTCACGTCCACAAGCAACTTGTTTCCAGTTGGTTCCTCCTGCAAATGTGGTGACTGGAGTTATATATTGATTTCCATCATTAGTTCCTAGTTGTCCATAAGAATTTTCTCCCCAAGTCCATAGGGTTCCATCAGTTTTAATTGCTGCGGTATGACTATATCCACCAGAAACTTGTTTCCAGTTGGTTCCTCCTGCGAATGTGGTGACTGGAGTTTTATATTGATTTCCATCATTAGTTCCTAGTTGTCCATAAGAATTTTGTCCCCAAGTCCATAAGGTTCCATCAGTCTTGATTGCTCCAGCATAGTATCCTGTAAAAAGTGTAAAAATTGTTGGAGAAACTGGATCTATTTGCTTCCAGTTGGTTCCTGGAACATAATTAGTCGGAATAGAAGCAGATGATGGTTCTATTCCCGGACCTGATGTATTTTTATTATCTCCTAGTTGTCCACTACTATTATATCCCCAAGTCCATAAGGTTCCATCAGTTTTGATTGCTGCTGTATGATTTCTTCCACAAGCAACTTGTTTCCAGTTGGTTCCTCCTGCGAATGTGGTGACTGGAATGGTTTCAAACAGATTAGCACTTCCCACTTGTCCAGCATTATTAACTCCCCAAGACCATAAGGTTCCATCAGTCTTGATTGCTGTAGTATGATAACCTCCACAAGCAACTTGTTTCCAATTGGTTCCTCCTGTGAATGTGGTGACTGGAGTGGATCTAGTGATTAGTGTATTGTCTCCCAGTTGTCCCTCAGTATTACGTCCCCAAGTCCATAAGGTTCCATCAGTTTTGATTGATGCTGTATGATATCTTCCACAATTAACTTGTTTCCAGTTGGTTCCTCCAAGAAATGTAGTTACTGGAGCGGGTCTATAGAGGGTTTGTGAATTGTCTCCTAGTTGCCCATTAGTATATAAATAAACATCATTAACATTATACCCCCAAGTCCATAAAGTTCCATCAGTTTTGATTGCTGCTGTATGAGAATAACCTCCAGATAATGTATAGAGTTCTTCTGGTTGTCCAGTAGCAGTATCTGCCCAGTTAGTTCCTCCAGCAAATGTTGTGACTGGAGTTAGTTTTATTAATAAAGTATCTGGATTTCTTCCTAATTGTCCAGAATTATTACGTCCCCAAGTCCATAAGGTTCCATCAGTTTTGATTGCTGTTGCATGATAATATCCACAAGAAACTTGTTTCCAGTTAGTTCCACCAGCATATGTAGTGACTGGAGTGATTCTAGCGTCCTTATCATTGGTTCCTAGTTTCGCATAACCATTATTTCCCCAAGTCCATAAAGTTCCATCAGTCTTAATTGCTGCTGTATAAGCATAACCACTGGAAACTTGTTTCCAGTTGGTTCCTCCTGCGAATGTAGTGACTGGAGTGGATTTAGTGACTTTTGTATTGTCTCCTAGTTGCCCAACATTATTATATCCCCAAGTCCATAAAGTTCCGTCAGTCTTGATCGCTGCTACAGTGCCGTAATAAGCAGTACTACTAAAAACTTGTTTCCAGTTGGTTCCTCCTGCAAATGTAGTGACTGGAGTGGATTTAGTGACTGTTGTATTGTCTCCTAGTTGTCCAGCACTATTAAATCCCCAAGTCCATAAAGTTCCATCAGTCTTGATTGCTGCTATATGTTCACGTCCAGCAGCAACTTGTTTCCAGTTTGCTCCTCCTGCAAATGTGGTGACTGGAGTGGATCTAGGGATTATTGTATTATCTCCTAGTCGTCCATTAGTATTCTGTCCCCAAGACCATAAGGTTCCATCGGTCTTGATTGCTGCTGTAAAATAACCTCCACCAGAAACTTGTTTCCAGTTGGTTCCTCCTGCAAATGTGGTGACTGGAGTGGATTTGCCTAGTGATGTTGTATTGTCTCCTAGTTGTCCAAAATTACCACGCCCCCAAGACCATAAGTTTCCCTGCCCAAAAGCATCGGCGGGCACAAAAACATCATCAAAAGAATATACTGCTCCATTTTCTGTATAGTTATAAAATACAGGCATCTTAGATAACTTCCCAGATATTATTGTTTAGATATAAAACTGGAGTGTTCATAATTTGACTCCACTCCTTAAAATAGTCTAGTGTATCTTTATTTATATGTTTTCCTATAAGTGTAAGTTTAATATATTGTCCATTCTCATTATTTTCTACTGTAGCAAGAACTCCACATTTATCAGGTCTCATTTCTTCTGGTAATAATTCTTGAGACCAAGCACAGAAATATCCTTCACATACTTTTGGTCTTGCTTTATGAACATCACACCCAGTTTCGCATAAAAACTTACAAGACTTTCCACCACCAAACTCATAACCATAGGCAGTTCCTTTTAACCAAGTACAACAAGCAGTACAATCACCACAAGGTCTCATAAGTATTCTACCTCACTAAAGTAATGTGTATAAGGTTCATAATCACTCATACCTTTCTTTAATGGTATTGGGTGATTATCTGCAACATAATCCTCTTCAGCATATTCCATAAATGACTTTGCCTTAACCTGTTTATTAGTTCCTATCCAGAACTCCCTATCAAATCTATAATCAGTTTCCAAATACTTATGATTGAGTGTTTGTATATATGATGCATTTGCCCACCAAAAGTTTCCACAATAACATCCAAGTCCTTCATTTTGTGTAATACTTCCATCACTCCACATAGTTGGTCCAAGCGGTTTGAATGTTTGTCCAACACAATCATAATCATTCAAGTATTCTACACATTCTTTCCATTTATCAATTACAAAATATTCCATCATCAATCTCCAAGAATTAGCAACAAGAGTTTCTTTACTTGTTCCTTTCATATGAAAATATAAAATTTTGTAGTTTGGATTTTCATAAGCAAAATCTTTAAGAGCAATCAAAGTTTCGGTTTCTTCTTTCCAATTGGTATTATAAACAACTTTTGCTTTCTCTGGAACATTAAAAAGTTCTTTATCACCATTCACACCAATATGAATATAATCAGCAGCATCAATCAATCCTGTAGTATAAAGTCTATGAATTTGTTGTTGGTAGACAAAGGCACTAATACCTGATTGAAAGGTATGATAAAAAATTGCTATTTTCATAATGAATATCTATGACCATCCATACCTTTAATTAAATTCAATCCAAGAACTGGAACATTTAAGATTTTATCTCTAGGAATAAAATGATAGAAAGTATGTTCTATATCAATTCCAGCAGTTAATTGTATTGCTCTTTCCATATACTCAAAACTTCTTTCAAGAACATTAAAAATATCATTAAATAAAAACCTATCAAATGACCACAAACCAGTAACAATACTTCCTTTACATCCATAAAGAAGTGAATAAATGTTCTCAATATCCTCAAATCTTTCCTCATAATCATAATATTTCATCACATACTTATTCATCAAAAACTTTGACTTATAATCTTCAATATCAAAGTAATCATTTAGTTTATATCTACCACTCAACTTAAATACTCTCGTTGCATCATTAAAAATATTATGTTCCATCATATGATTTAATGTAATCTGCAAGCATCTACACTCAAGCATTGATTTAACGAATGTAAATTTATCTGGGTCTCTATGAACATTTTCATAAAGAGTCTTCATATATGGGTCATCACCACATTCAATAAACAAATCTGATAGTTCAATAAACTTATCTTTATATTCTTCTTTGATAGAAGTTTCTGAACCTTCGTAGATTAAAATATAAGCATCAGGAACTTTGTCTTTAATTGATTTAATTGTATCTAATGTTTGTTGAAATCTTTCTTCTGTTGTGAATGCACTGATATGTTCTGCATTAAAATGATTAAGTGCAGAACCAACTAAAAATAAAAACTTATAGTCCATAAAAATTTGAAGAATGTGGTGAATAGATTATGTTATTATTGATTATATCATTAACTCTTTTTGTCCAAAGTTTTGGAATTTCTTTTGTGAAGTTGCTAATTCTAAAATAATGCCAAGTTGCAGGATACCAAGTTCCAGTTCCATACATTCCATAACCTCCTAGTTGATAACCTTCACCTTCATCCCACATTTTTGGATACATTAACTGATAAGACATTCCAATTTGGTCTGCTCTTAATGTAAGCAGTTGTGCAGTATCTATCTGTGTTTCATTCTGCATAAACCAGGAGAAGTCTGGATTGCCTAAAGTATTCCAGGCATCTTTAGTTACAATCAAACAAGAAGCAGCAGCATAGATATGATTTCTCATAGAAGTATGAGAAATATTTTGAGCATTGCCAACAAAAGATTTATTTTCTACTGCCCAAGAATATGCTTTTTCTAGAAGTTTTTTGTTATGTGGTAAGCAATCAATATCCAAAAAACAAGCAACTTCTTTTTGTTCCATCACAGAAGTCATAAACTTTCCGTGAGCAGTATAGACACTATCATATTCAGTAAAATCTTCACTATGATAAGTCACATCAATACCTATGTGCTCACAGACTTTCTTATGATCTTCTATTAATTGTTGCGGAAGATTATTTGTATAAAATGTATAAAATTTCATAAGTATTCTGTATTAAAACTAATCACAATTCTTTGTTCTGTTTCTGCTTCTGTATAATGAACTAAATCACTTGAAAAAATAACTAATAATCCTGGATAAGGTTCAACTTTTGTATCTGGAAAAATCAAAGGAACTTTCCCAGAAAGATAAAATGCTCCACTTATAATACTTTGAGGATGATTGTGTGGTTTTAATTCATTTCCAGGATTGGAAATATTAAACCAACTATTGATAAGTTTAAGTGGTTTTAAAGAACATTCATCAATATGTTTTTGAATGATTTTCTTTAATCCTAAAAGTTCTGGATGTTCTAAAATAGGCATTCCATAATTATAACTGGAAACCCCATCACTCACAAGTCCGTGTTCTCTTGTTTGAGTTGATTGAAGTATTTTTACTATCTTTTTTAGATTTAAAAAAGATAAGTCATACTGTTCTATCATTCATAAATTCTCCAAATTCTTTGATGGGAGCATTCCAAGTTCTTGGTTTCTTTTGACGGAACAGATGAACATTATCTCCATACCACATACACTTTTCAGTAGAACTTGTCCATACATAATACTCCATAATTGGAACAAAGACACAAACTTCTTTTCCTAATGATGCTGCAACGTGTGCTACAAAACTACAAGAAGTCACCACCATATCTAGGTTCTTTATAATAGAAAATGTATCAGCATATTCTCTTCCTTGAACTGATAGTGACTGTTTGATTTCTGGGTACTCATTAGCATCCTTATTATCAGTATAAGTTTGTAATGAGTATAATGAATGTCCTTTGTTCCCAAGAACACTCATATAATCCTTAAGTTCTACACTTCTAAAACTATTCTGCTCAAATCCAGAACTAGATGCCCAGAACATTCCAATCTTATAGTTAGTATCTTCCTTCATCCATTCCCATTTCTTATCATACTTTGGAAGTGTTTGTAGATAAGGTTTAGTTCCCAAATCTTTGAGTTCTAGATTGAGATAATAAGGAAGTGCTAGTCCATAAACCCAACAGGCATCTTTGGGAAACTCTGGTTTATCCCAAACACAAACAGCATCATAACCATTATACTGAAAGAGTTCTACAAGTTCTTTTCTAGTTGAACTCCAAATAGGTTTCATTCCAAGTTCTTTGAGATGCTTCATAAATCTAATATGAACCACTTCATCACCAGCACCACATTCATTATCAATAATAATAGTTCTTCCTGGTGTAATGGTTCCATCCCATTTCTCATAGTCTGGAAGTTTTCTGTTCTTATATGCCTCTACTTCTCCTGCTTTGAGAAAATGATGAAGTCCTGTATGAATATCATCTTTTCTAAAATAATGTCCTGATAGATTATGAAATGCTTTTCTTTCTATTTCTTCTGGTAGTTTTTTCTGTAGAAGATTGAATAGAAGTTTCTCTGATTTTTCTTTTTGATTAATCGCAGAATAAGCAAAAGTTTCTTCTAAAAGAAGTTCAGTATCTTGTGGATTTTGCTTCTTTAGTTTTTCAATCTGTGTGATTGATTTTTCTGGATGATTTGACTGATTATAAGCATTAATCAGGTTCTTTGCTGTTGTGTATTTTTCTTCTTTTGTTTGTGCTAATTTAAGTGATTGTTCTCCATATTCAATTGCTTTGGAGAAGTTTCTAAGTTCAAAGAAACACTTTGCTATCTCATCATATTGTTGAAATACTTGTGCTTTTTTGCCAAAGGCATCTAGCAAATCAAATGTTAATTGGTGCTCATTAAAAGAATATAAGGTTTTTGCAACCAGTTCAAGAGGGTTCATTCAGTAATAATAATGTATTTTAAGTATTTATTATATTCCTAGAAGGTCATCTGAGGTTTTTATTGCTGCTGTATGTCTATATCCACCAGCAACCTGTTTCCAGTTGGTTCCTCCTGCGAATGTTGTGACTGGAGTGGATCTGGTGGTTAGTGTATTATCTCCTAGTTGTCCATTAATATTATATCCCCAAGTCCATAAGGTTCCATCAGTTTTGATTGCTGCTATATGGTCACGTCCAGCAGCAACTTGTTTCCAGTTTGTTCCTCCTGCGAATGTTGTGACTGGAGTGCATCTATACGAAGTTAATGTATTTTCTCCTAGTTGTCCAACATTATTACGACCCCAAGTCCATAGAGTTCCGTCAGTTTTGATTGCTGATGTATGATAACCTCCACAGGCAACTTGTTTCCAGTTGGTTCCTCCTGCGAATGTTGTGACTGGAGTGGATCTATAGGTTAATGTACCGTCTCCTAGTTGTCCATTATTACGACCCCAAGTCCATAGAGTTCCGTCAGTTTTGATTGCTGCATTAGTATATACTCCACAAGCAACTTGTTTCCAGTTGGTTCCTCCTGCAAATGTTGTGACTGGAATGGATCTAGTGGTTACTGTATTGTCTCCTAGTTGTCCATAAGAATTACGTCCCCAAGTCCATAAAGTTCCATCAGTTTTGATTGCTGCTGTATGTCTATATCCACCAGCAACTTGTTTCCAGTTGGTTCCTCCAGCAAATGTAGTTACTGGAGCAGATCTGGTGGTTGTTGTGTTGTCTCCTAGTTGTCCATAAGAATTACGTCCCCAAGTCCATAAAGTTCCATCAGTTTTGATTGCTGATGTGTGATTACCTCCACAAGAAACTTGTTTCCAGTTTGCTCCTCCTGCGGATGTTGTAACTGGAGTGAGTCTATTGGTTACATCATTAGTTCCTAGATTTGCATAAGAATTACGTCCCCAAGTCCACAAGGTTCCATCAGTCTTAATTGCTGCTGTATGAGTATATCCACCAGCAACCTGTTTCCAGTTGGTTCCTCCTGCGGATGTTGTAACTGGAGTGAGTCTATTGTTATTGTCGTTGATTCCTAGTTGTCCGTAAAAATTATATCCCCAAGTCCAAAGTTCTGGGGTAATCATATTCGCAGCAATCTGTGGATACACAGACATCAAGTATTCTTTGGTAATCCAACCAAGACTACCTAAATCTCTACCATCAGAAAGTTTAAAATTGACCGTTGGTTGATAAGGCATATTAGATTACTGGTGGAATTACTGGTGTAACAATCTCAACAGCATAAACTGCATTACCATCTACACAAGCATCAATCTCTGCTAATTTGGCAAGTTCCCAATCAAATGCTGCCTGAACTACTGTATCAATTTCAGTTAAAATAGTTTGCAAATCAGTCTTTGCAATATCTACCCATATACTATCATCAAACTTAAAGTTATAAGGACCATCACTTGAAAGTAATTTAGAAACTAATGAAAGACGATTATCTCTACTTGTAGATACTGTAATGTCTTTATCATTAATAGTAACAGTAACAGTGGTATTTTCTTTATTCCATCTTTCTGGTGCTACTCCTGCCTTATACTCTGCCTTAATTTGCTCTAAAGATTTATCAGAAACCGTGTAACTAAAAACTACTTCAGTATCAGTAATTTCGTGACTGGTCTGTGATACTGTTTGAAATCTTGGGTCGTGTTCTGGAACCTCATTTCTTGTTGGAAGAATCTTAATGTCTTCTGTAAATACAATAGGAACTGATTGATAATCATTTGAAGTTACTCTAAATTCAACTTCAAGTTCTTCTTCCAAAACAGAATTAATCATTCTGTAGTTAAAAGCAATTGGACCTAATAGTAATTCTTGACCGTTAATAAGTGCGTACATAGTTTTTGAAATATTTATGAGATGAAGAAGGTAGGATCAGTTCCTGATGTGACTGCCACACTTCCAGAAACTTGTTTCCAGTTGGTTCCTCCAGCAAATGTTGTAACTGGAGTACATCTAGTATTTGTATCATTAACTCCTAGTTGTCCATTATTATTATATCCCCAAGTCCATAAAGTTCCATCAGTTTTGATTGCTACTGTAAAATTACCTCCACCAGAAACTTGTTTCCAGTTGGTTCCTCCTGCGAATGTTGTGACTGGAGTGGATCTACTGACTATTGTATTGTCTCCTAGTTGTCCGGCAGCAGGTGGAAATGATATGAAATTACTCCCCCAAGTCCATAAAGTTCCATCAGTTTTGATTGCTGCTGTATGATATGCTCCACAAGCAACTTGTTTCCAGTTGGTTCCTCCTGCGAATGTTGTGACTGGAGTGGATCTACTGACTATTGTATTGTCTCCTAGTTGTCCATTAGCATTATATCCCCAAGTCCATAAGGTTCCATCAGTTTTGATTGCTGCTGTATGTCCATATCCACAAGCAACTTGTTTCCAGTTGGTTCCTCCTGCAAATGTAGTGACTGGAATGGATTTAGTGGTTGTTGTATTGTCTCCTAGTGCACCATTACCAGAAGTATTATATCCCCAAGTCCATAAGGTCCCATCAGTCTTGATTGCTGCTGTATTAGAAGATGCACAAGCAACTTGTTTCCAGTTAGTTCCTCCAGCAAATGTTGTGACTGGAGTAGGTTTATCTACTGCAGTGTTGTCTCCCAGTTGTCCAGAATCATTACGTCCCCAAGTCCATAAGGTTCCATCAGTCTTGATTGCTACTGTAAAACTACCTCCACCAGAAACTTGTTTCCAGTTGGTTCCTCCTGCGAATGTAGTGACTGGAGTAGATCTACCGGTTGTAACGCCAATATTATTAATTCCTAATCCACCATTATCATTACGTCCCCAAGTCCATAAGGTTCCATCAGTTTTGACTGCCGCACTTCCAGAAACTTGTTTCCAGTTGGTTCCTCCAGCAAATGTTGTGACTGGAGTGTTTCTTTGAGTTGTATCATTAGTTCCTAGTTGTGGAGTACTATTAAGTCCCCAAGTCCATAAAGTATCACCAACATACTGGTCAATTAACCAATACTCAGTTATAAAATAATTCTCTAAATCTCCTTCAGGGGATAAAAATTGATTAGGCATTTAACTTTCTCTCCAGTTCCTCTATACGAACTTGTTGTTCTTTGATTGCTTCAATTAATACTCCAACAATGTTTCCATAAGATACTGATTTCAATCCTTTATTATTAGTACTTACAACTTCAGGCAATACTTTCTCAATTTCTTGGGCAATTACGCCAATTGAAGGAGCATCAGTATCCTTCCAATCAAATCTTACACCTTCAAGTTTCTTGGTAATTTCAATTGCATTCTCAATCGGTCTTATGTTCTTCTTCTTACTTACATCAGAAAGTGAAGTAAATTGAGTTGCTGATAATGTTCCAGTTGATGTGGTAAATGTAAGAGCACTTGAAGAAGTATAAGCGGTTGAATATGTTCCGGAAGTAGCAGAACTCATTGTTGGATATAGAGTTCCTGATGGGGAGTTATTGAGTGTTGCACCACCAGAAACAGTTGCCCAAGTATTATCACCTCTAAGATATGTGGTAGCATCACGAGTACCTGATGAACCTAATAATGATACTGGTACAGTACCTGAAGATAGGTTGGATGCGTTTAGAGATGTTAAGTTAGCACCAGAACCACTGAATGCAGTTGCTGATAATGTTCCGGTTGAAGTTGCGAATGTTAATACAGTTGAAGAAACATAAGCAGTTGAGAATGTTCCAGATGTAGCAGAACTCATTGTTGGATAATAAGTTCCTGATGGGGAGTTATTAACTGTAGCACCACCAGAAAAAGTCGTCCAACTTATTCCGGTTCCAATAGATTGTAATACTTGACCTGTTGACCCCGCACCATTATTGAAATCATAAAGTCCACCAGTAATTCTTGCATTACCTTGAACGTGTAGAGTTTGTGTTGGATTTGTGGTTCCAATACCAACATTAGAAGATACATAAGCACCACCAGTTACTTGAAGTGGTTGTGATGCGGTGCCTGTTGATGTTCCAGAACCAATCAATACTGGTCCATTATTAAATGTAGAACCAGAAGAACTTAATGTTACAGCAGAACCTACAACAACACTTGTATCAATCGTTGCGGTTCCGTAAATTCTTGTACCAGACTTAAGTTTTGCCATTTCTTATGCTTGTGCCTCCGTCCAGGATAAACGACCATAAACATTGCAGGATTGTGAAGCAAGATTGGTAACTACAATTGTTAATGTATCTGGACCATCTGGATATATATTTGTTGATGAAGTTGTTCCTCCACCACCAAGAATAGAATTGCCAAGATCTCTAACTTGAGATAAATCAATTGATGCTGCTCCAGCTCCAAGGAAGAAACCTGCCGTGACTTCACCACCAGTTACAGTAATAGAACCGCCAGCATAATCTGCAATTTGTGCAAGAGATGAATTTGCCCGATTTGTAACATTACCAATTGCATTTGTCCAAGTTGTTGGAGATCCAACTGGAGTTGAATTCAAAAATGCCTGTACAAGTAAGTTTGCATTACCTGAAGAAGGAATTGCAGAAACATCAAGAGCAGTAAGTTTTAATTGCATTCTGTTAATCAATTCTCTTGCACCGAATGCTGCCGAAATACCATTGTCAACTGATGGTGAAACACGGATAGAAAAAAGTGCTCTGGTTGTATTTGATGCAATCGAAACTGGATTTGCCTGACCATAAGTAAAGATCAAAGATTTATCATCATCAAATCTTCCATCCATAATCACACTTGTACCCCAGTGAGAGATAGAAGGTCCATAAGTTGGGAATGCAAATTCAACTGCTGTTGGATCTGTTGCGGAATATGGAAATGACTGACCTGTTGTTGCACCCATAGGAACTGCCGCAACTGTTGGGTTTGCTGCTGTTGCTGCCTGACTTAGATAAACAGTTCCAACACCAAGAGCACTAATATAAGTACCATCAGGGAATCCATTAATTACTCTTTGCCCAACTTGTAAGTTTGTAGTAGTTCCTGCTGCTACATTTGAACCCGATGCAACTGTAAGAGCAAGAGAAGAATTTCCAGATTGTCCTCTGATTAATCCTGTAAATGCGGTTGTTCCGATACCAGTATAATTTACATACTCATAAGTTTCTGCGTTTCTTATAACTAATGTTCCTGCAGGTGGGAATCCTGCGGTACTTGCAATACCAACATAAGTATCAGATGCTCCTACACTATTATTAATATAAGTAGTTGGTGGTTTACTTTCTGATTCATATCGTGCTGGTAAGTTTCCAGAACGCATATATGCTTCTGTATTCACATTATTGTTTACAACTTTATGAACATAAATTACATCACCAGTTGGACCTCGGAATCCCCAACGAATGAATCCAGCACCATACCAAGAATAATCCATATAGAACATCTGCATCTTGGTGAGGTCAATATTATACCCAGAAGGTCCAGTACCATCACACTTATCAATGTTCCAAGATGATTGTGGATATTTTGTATCTTGTGTTTTTGAAATGATTACATAATCTGCAGTTGCTCCTCTATAAGATGGTGAAATCGTCATTGAAGTATCACTTGCAATATCAACAACACGATAGGATTGACCACGAAGAACGATAAAGTCTCCAATATTCAATTGCTTTGAAAATGCTGTAGGGAATGTTGCATTACTTTGTGTTACCGTATTAATTCCACTTGTAACACTTACCTTTCCTGCAATTTGGAAAGTAGAGTTTCTACGAACTGCAAACAGTGTTTGACCGTCAAACTCAAAGAAAATGCCGTTTTGTGCGTCAAAAGTTCCAAGACGATTTGCACATCCATACCAACTTGAAACATTACAACTATAAGGACCAGATGCTGTTGTGGATGTAAGTCCTGCGGTTGCAGTCACTTGAAAAGTATTATAACCAGTTACGGAAGTTACACTATAAGTTCCATTATATCCAGTTTGGTCCGCACCAGTAATTATGATTTGAGTTCCGGGAGTTGATGCTTGAATATTATGTTGTTCTTTTGTCTGTACTGTAATTGTACTTCCAATAATAATACCAGAAGCAGTTAGTGAATCAATTTGTAGATTTGGTTTAAGAATTGTACCAGAACTAACTTGAATACCTTTACCAGATTGATAACGGAAATATCTTCTTGTTTGACGAGTTGCTGTTTCAAAGTTAGAAGTTGCATTACTTGTAAAGAATACTCCACCATCAAAAGGTCTGTGTAAGAATTGTCCTTGAGGTCTCACATAAACCGTACCTCCAGTTGGATTTCCTCCTGGTGCGGTATTTGCGTAATATGTAAATGTTCTTGAACTTGTAATACCAGCAACAAAGAAAGAACCATTTGCATTTGTCTGATTAGTTCCAACAATCGCAACTTCATTTCCAATTGCAAGTCCGTGTGGAACTGTGGTGGTTATAGGAATTGCTTGACCAGAAGACCAGTTAAATGTTGGAGTTCCACCAATCGCAGCACCAGTATAAACTGTTCCACTGAAAATATTTGTTTTATTAGGGTCAAAAATATTAGTAACAGTTCCAGTATTTGTTGCCCTGGCGGTATATGTAAATGAAGTTGACCCATTTGATGTTTCTACAATGAAGTTTCCATTCGCAATATTCAAATAAGTGTCCTGTACCGTAATTGGTGTTCCTACTGAAGGTGGTCCGGAAGCAACAGTAATCGTAACTGTTCGGGAACTAGTTGGTAGTGAAATAGCACTGACTCCAGTTATACTAACAGCAGAAGGAAAGGAAAAAGGACGATTGTTAATTGTTGCAAGATTTTCCCACTTGGAGATTTGAGTACCATACTCAAAGTCAGTATCAATTAGTGCCTGTGGTTGTGAGGTGCGGAGTTTATTTACAGGGTCTTGATATACTTCAGATGGTGTAAATTTCTCATCATACTCATCTACGGTGATTTGAAGTTTATCAGTACTACTCATTCCAGAAGTATTATAATTTAATACTACTGTGGTTGTATTCGTACCACCAGTCGTTGATACGGTATAAGTATTTGCTTTTAGGTTTGAATCAGAAAAATTATAAATTACAGTGTTCGTGGTTACATTCGTAATCAATATTAATCGTTCCCTTTGTATAGCACGAGGAATGACGATAGTATTTGTGGAAGGAGTGAATGTATATCCTGTTTCCAGTATTGCCTTTCTTGCCATAATTAATGAATACCTTTGATATATTTATTAGAGTAGAAAAATAGGTTCATAATCCAAACCTACCTTTTAAAGCATTATAGTTTTGTGAGATTTCTGCTGCTGTGAGGGCTCTGTTGTATATTTGAATATTTGATATTTTTGCATTTGTTGTGGTCCCCTCAACACTATTAGAACTACCTCCAGCAGCATCTACACATATTCCCAAATTATTATTTACAGCATATTCAATTGGTGCCACAGAACCATAATCATAAGGAGTTCCTACTGCATTACCATTCAAATACATTCGAATATATCTACCATCAAAAGTTCCATAGATATGATTCCATCCAGAGTTCATTAGGGATTTATTAAAAGCAGAATTTTGATATACTCCCCCCAATCTAACAAGAAAATAAACATTTACTCCAATAGAAGAATGTTGAAGAGCATATCCACCACTCTGCAATTTACTAAAAATATTTCCCGATGAAGTAGTCCAGTTGGAATAATATATCCATCCACCACCACTAATAGCAGAAGTTGGTGCTAATGATGCAGAATAATCAATATATCCATAATCATCCACCCCATCAAAAACAATACTCCCACCATTCGCACTACTATAAGTTGGTCCATTCGTCAGTGTTCCATTATTACCAGAAGCACTCAAATCAGTCCAGGTGGTTCCAGAACCAGAATAAGAAGCAGTATTTCCAGCATCTAAATCTAAAACCAATCCATCTCTAACAATACCTCTACCAAATAAATCAGTAATCTCATCAATCTCATTATAAACAATCACCGACTTATCAGTATTTTGTCTCATATATCTTCCTTGTCCTGCACCAAATAGAGTTCCTCCAAATTCATCATAAACAAGGTCATAAGGTGGAAAGACATTTGCTGTCATTGTAGTTGCGATTCCTACATTTTCAGAAAACTCCGAAGCATAATAAGTTCCAAGTCCAGTAATACTTGGACCATTCGCAGTAGTTTCATCAAACTCATATGCGAGCATTGATGCATATTGGTCTAATCTCCCTACAACTGGCATAATCTTATCCTGCTACAAAGTCCAAACTATTTGCAGTTGAGTTGTACTGTATATAGAAGTTTGTGGTTCCTGCAGTTCCACCAAATCTCATTTTGTTTGTGGAGGTTACTCTTGCGTCTCCTGCGATGTCTACTGCGAAGGAAGGTGATGTAACTGCAATACCAACATTAGAAGATACATAAGCACCACCAGTCACTTGAAGTCTTTGTGATGCAGTTCCTGTTGAGGTTGCTGTTCCTATTATAAGAGTAGAGTTATTTAAGAATAAGAAATTAGTACTTCCTGCAGCTACATTGGACCCATCTTTATAAACAACTTGATTAGCAGAACCTGCTACTGGACCAGTAATACCTTGAATACCTTGAGTTCCCTGAATACCTTGAATGCCCTGTAGTCCTTGAACACCTTGTAATCCTTGAATTCCTTGAATTCCTTGAGTACCAGTACCTTGAACTCCTTGAATACCTTGAGTTCCTTGAACACCTTGTAATCCTTGAATTCCTTGAATTCCTTGAGTACCAGTACCTTGAATACCTTGGATACCTTGCAATCCTTGAATTCCCTGGATACCTTG